AAACAGTCGTTTCTGCTAACCCTACTTCTTCGCCTAGTGTTTTGTTTTTTGCGATACATCCACCAAATCCGTTGTTTCTTCCTGCAATGTCTAAGTCAGTGATTTTGGACAGTAGTTGTCTTTTAGTCCTTGAAAGTGGTAATGATTCGATAGCGTGAGCTATCACCAAAGCGTAATGTACGACCTCGGTCATTTTAGTATCCCTTGTTTTTACCATGCGGACATACTTCGGGTGACGCACGGTAAAAGTTATTTTTTACCCTACTCTATATTAGAAATACGGGGAACTAAGGGTTAGGCATGGAGCCTTTGCGTAGGTCCTCGACTAATCGTTCATTTTGGCCAAATATCAGAGCGGCCTTGTCTTAGTTATGTCTCCTAAGATATTTTGGACTAGAATAGGGTACCAGACAAATGTCAAGCTTTTTATGAGACATAACTAAATTATTGGAACTTTAATGTAGGTTGCCCTCGGGGGCTCTGATCTCCCCTCGGGCTATTAAACGATTAATCTCGGATGAGATTCTACGTGGTACATTAAATCAGGTGCACAGTTTTGGGTACTCTTTTTTATTCTTAAAGGAAAATTTTAAAAAACCTTAGTTAATTTTATTGAAGGTATGGTTATCTTTTTTTCTTTTTCTGAACTGAATTAATCGCTATTTTTTTATTATTTAATTTCAATCTTTCTTTTTTCTTAATGGAGTCTATTTGTTTTTGGTAAATTTGAATTTTACTTTGAAGGGATTCAATTTTTGTTTTAGTTTGTTTAATAAGAGTTTCTAACTGTTTAACTTTAGAATCAAATGTTTGAGACTCAACATTGTTTTTTTCTTTTATTTTTTGGGTAAATTCTTTAACTTCATTCCGCTTTGGTATATGCCCTTCTTGAATTTTTGGAAGTAACCAGGACAGGACTTCATCTGAATTTTTTTCAAGTTGAGGTTTTATATTCAAAATTATTGAAGTTGGTATATCAGAAAGCGTCTCTATCGATTTAACTTTTTTTTCTGTAATTAATTTGTCTATCATTGACGCATGTGCTAACTTTTGTTTAATCCAGGATTCAGACTTTCCAAATCGTATTACTAAGTCAGATATAGAATAATTATTTCTTTCTCGTATTTCAGATACAGAAAGGGCTGTTTCAATATCTTTCAAGTCTTCTCTTTGAAGGTTTTCTATTAAACGATATTCTGGAATAATAAGCGGGTCGATTTGATCGACATTTTTTACAATTGCATCAATAAATTTTTCACCGTTTAAAATCGATGCGCGAATTCTTCTTTCTCCGGCGATTAGTTCGAAAATCTTTCCTTTTTTTCGAACTACAATTGGTTGTAAAAGACCTACGGATTTTATAGTATCCGCTAGTTCTTTTATTGATTCTTTTGAAAAATGCTTTCTTGGGTTTTGAGTGACGTCTATGAGTTCAATCGGTATTTTAGTGAATTCACCTTCTGGATTTTGATTAGATCCATTTAGTTGGTTTAGATAAATATTGGATTTATAGTATTTATTTGATTCTACTTTGGATTTTGAAGTATTAGAAACAGAATGACTGAGATCAAATATTCTATCTTTTGCCATATTAAACCTAATTGACTAAACGTTTATTTAGGACATCCGGATGTCTTTTTTTTGAATTTCGGGTTTTGTGTATTGTTAGTATTTCATCTACTAAATGGTCATAGTATTCAGAGCCTTTTGTGTTAGGTTTGAACGGTTCACCATTTTCAGTTCTATCATCCATCTCTTGTATATATGGAATTGGGTTTGTAATATATAGCTCTTTAATTAAATCGAATCCTGATTCGTTTTCTTTTAAAAGTTGAAGGAGTTTATTGTAATCTCGTAATTGTTCAAATATTTTCATCGATCTAATGGAAGGATGAGTCGGATGACTCCATTGCACCGGCACAATGAATACTTCTAATGTTCTGCCATCTTGAAATTGATTTATGTAATCTTGTGCTTCATTGACTTTCTTGAGGACGCGTTTTATGGTACGAGTTGCCCATTTTGTTGGTTTAACAGGTATTATAATATAGTCAGCGCCCATAAAAGCGGAAATAACTTCTGAAGCTCCTGAGCCCGGTGTATCAATGACTACATGCTCATAGGGTGAGTTTCTTACTAAAGCGCCGATTTTAGGAACTAAGGCTTGATTTTTGGATGCATAAAATCCAAAGTCTTCGAGTTCTAATGATGCAACTAGGACATCTATTCCCTGTGTATTTCGGATAGATTCTGTAAACGTTGTTTCACCTTTTATAACTGTAAAAGTATTAGCTTCATCAAATTCTTCTATAGGTACATCTGGAAAAAAGGCATCTGTAAGATCGCCTTGCATATCAAAGTCAACAGCTAAAACGCGATTTGATTGTGACTTTTTGGAAAGAGCGATGATAAAATGAAAGCCTGTAGTGGATTTTCCGCTCCCCCCTTTTGGGTTTGAAATTACAAAAACCGCCATACGTCTTATTTAATAAAGTGACATAATATAGAAAATAAAATTTTAATATCTTAGTAAATTTTTAAATTTTAATATCTCAGGAAAGTGCATCCGGATGCACTTTCCTATAAATCTTTTGAAAATCCATCCTCTTTAAGACGGATACCAAAACCCCTTAAAAGAATATAACTAAACCTAAAGAAAAATTTAAAATCCAAATAAGAAGGCTATATCGTAAAAAGAAAAAATCGTCCCATAAAGACACAAAAAACGGAGTGGATGAAATGTATGAAACGAGAAGGAAAGAAAATCGCAAAAGGTAGTAGGGAAGAAGTCAGAAGGGTGATAATAAGACTATTATCAGAAATATTTCTAGGAAATCAAAAATTACAACCGGCTGTCAATCAGGCGGTAGAAAATATCATTGAAATTTTTGAACATAAAGATTTAAAAAATCCAAGAGCAAATTTTTGTCCTTCTCGTTTGGTGGAATATCGGGAAGTGCATTTAAAATCGGAAGTAAATCGTAGTTTTTGAGTTTAGATAAAACAGAAAGTTGTTTTTCAATATCTGATAAAAATTCAACATCTTCGATTTTTGGATTCCCCTTACCAAATTCTAACCAATTCCTGCTATACTTTAATTTGTATTCAACTTTGACTAAAAAATTACTGGTTATCGGAATGTCCCCGCGTTTAGTTTTGTAATATGTGCTGAGATCCATTTCTAAAATTTCAGCGATTTCCTTTGGCTTCTTTCCTGTCTCTTTTTCGATATGTAAAAAACGTAGAGTAATCGGACTTAATTTTTTTTGTCTCATAATTGGAAAAATTCCTAAATTTTAGTATACAAATGGGAATTATTCCTATTTTTGACAAATATAAGGTTTCCCAGTGCCAAGCACAGGGAGAACCTAAAAAAGAGAAACGAAGCCAAAAATATGAAAATTATCCATTAAAATAATAGAATATATAGACTATCAGATAGAAACATTAGTCGATTAAAACTCTAAAAAATCAAAAACAAAAAAAACCGAATCGAAAGATTTGGCCCCACTCTCAAAGACACAAATAAAAACTAAATAAAGATACATTAGTAAATACTAATGTAGTTGCGGCAAAACGAATGGTTTTAGTGTCAAACCAACTCAAAAGATGGAAATTTTAGAGAGATATAAAATATACCCGATAGGGGAGGGGAGTGCATACTATACGGTATATGACTCACTCACTAAGGAGGTCGTGTATAGCCACACAAAACGGGCGTGGTGTATCGATTGGGTTTTAGAGTTATATATCCAAACAGAAAAACAAAAAAACGAAACAAAAGGAAAAAAGGACCAATGACAGAAATAATTACCTCACTAACGGGTATATTGATCATTTTTTTTGTTCTGGAGGTATACCGATACCGATTTAGACGCCAAACTACAAAACAAATACTAACCCAAATAAATAAGAAAAACACAAAAACGAAAATAAAATCAGTATAGGAATTAACAGTTGGAAACTAAAAACGTACACACAATTCAAACGACTCACATAAAACAAAAAAATTTAGAACAACTTTTAAAAAAATACAACTGGAACGAAATTTCTAAAGGTTCAAAAGTATTTCAGCATTTTAATATACCCAAAGTAAAAATCACGATTAAGAACGACAACGAAGCCCATTTCTGTGTCAAAAAAATCCCGTATTATATCCTCAAAGATCCCGAAACAATCGAACAGATTTTAAGACACATTGATTCAACTTTGCAGAATAACCAAGACAAACAAATCCCAAAATCATATCTGCAGGTAGTTAAATAATAAACTGAGTAGGATTTTAAAGGTTTAGACAGCCTGTAAAGAATAGACTTAAAAAGAATTTCAAACCAGTAATTTAAATACATTAGAAATAACTAAAATATAAACGAGAGTAATAGAGAAAAATAAAGAGTAAACCCCGCTATATAAAAACGAGCGAGAGGAAAAATCAGTTGGAAATAGAAGTGATACTAAAAGACAGAAACCTGAATCGAAACAAAACAAGAATCGAAATCCTGTTATACAGAAACTATTTTAGGGAAGAAACCACAGACCCAGGACTTTATAAAAACTTAAAAATCCCGGACCTTGAAATTCGAATCGGAGAAACGTGTCTTAGTTTTTTAGACAAAGGAAACCTATTTTATTACACAAACTCCATAAACGAAGTAGAGAAAGTCCTGAAATACATACAAAAGACTTGGGAAGAAGAAAAGAAAAAAGGAATTGATATTCCATTTTCTGCATATTTAAAAGCGACATCCAAACGAATTCACGACGCCGCATAATTTAGAGAAAAAAAATGAATGAGAATCAAAGAGTGTTTCGTGTCCCAAAAGACCGAAACTATACAAAAGTAAAAAATCATTTTATAGACGATACTCGACTAAGCCTAAAAGCGACATCGATATTACTGTTAGCCTTACGGTATCCAGATGACTGGAAGATGTCCGTAAAAACAATCGCTAGGTTAAAATCCGACAAAGAATCAAGCATAACTTCCGGATTAAAAGAACTGGTTACCTTTGGATATGCAGAATATAGAAAAAAAAGAAGTAAGGCGGGTGAATTTGAATCTGGGTGGTATTTTTTCGAGGAGTCTCAAAAGCCAGAAGTTCAATTAAATATAAAACCTACTAAAAATAATGGTTTAGAAAATCAAAGAGAACTTTTTGAAGAAGAAAAACCACTACTGGATTATCCACAACCGGAAAACCCACTCTTGGAAAATCCGGTTACGGTAAATCCAAACGTGGAAAATCAACCACTACCAAATACTATAGACCAAAGACTATCAAAACAAGAACTCTTTACCCAAAAACTAAATACTTCTAGAGAGTACAGCCAGCCCGCAAAGGCGCATGTAGAAGAACAAAAACAAATTTTATTAGAAATAGAATCTAAGAATGAAGAAACCCCACTACTTGATTATCCACAATCGGAAAACCCGGTTGTGGTAAATCCAAACGTGGAAAATCAACCACTACCAAATACTATAGACCAAAGACTATCAAAACAAGAACTCTCTTCACAAAAACTAAATACTTCTAGAGAGTACGGCCCACCTGCAAAAACGCATGTAGAAGAACAAAGTTCAAAAAAAGTAAATCCACGTTTTCATTTTCCAGACTCTTGGCTAATTAATTTCCAAAACTACTATTTAAAAGAACACGGAAGTGAAATGGGACAACCAGACTCAGAACTAAAAGCCTTAAACTCATTGTATGAAATATCCAAAGGGAATTGGAACGTAATCGAAACTAAGATACAAACACTTATCCAACTGAGAAAACAAGATTCCAAGTTTTGGTGTGAACAGTCTTTAAGTCCTGAATCTATCTCTAAGTTTTGGTCCAGGTTATTTGAAAGAAAAGAAAAACAATATGAAAAGAATAGAATGCGAAATGAAAAACGAAATGAACCCAAATATAACGAGAGTAAGAATATGACAGATAAACCAATCGAGATCAAGGACTTAGATCCTTACAAATGTTTTTTAGTATGGGGTAAAACTAAGTTACTAAAACAACAATTAGAATTTTACGAACAAAATCCAGATCCATTGAAATACGAAGGAACTAAAAAGATACTCTTTGAAAAATTCGTAAACGAAGTGTATCCGGGTCTTGTAAGTAACTCTGAAGTAAAAAAGTCAACAATTGAAAATAGAAAGGAAAATACGCAAGGAATAGTCGCATGAGCATTTTAAATTCAACCCACCAAATTGTACTAGAACCGGTTTTCTACAAAAAAGAACAAGAATCAATTTTTAACGAACCTTTAAGAGAATCGGATACATTATTTGTAAGAGATAAAGACGGAGAACTCATGTATGTGAATCGATATGATGCGATTCGAATTCATGATAGACTAAGAAAAATCAAAAAACAAAAAAGCGAAAAAGAAAATGGAAGATAGAGTAGAATACCATATCTACAAACACATAGCACCACAAAATAATTCCCCAAGAATTTGGGGATCGGCGGGCCATGAAGTATTTACCGGAATAGACGGATTAAAAAATGCGATAAGAAAAGCCATAGAGTTACAAAAAAACGCACCTCTAGGAGTTGAGTATTCCGTACAAAAATACGTATATTCTAAAAAAACAAACTACAGACCCATAAAAACAAGAGTTTGGAAAAATGGTGAAGCTGCATAAAAAAACAACGCGTAATCTATTTATTAAAAACTATATTCGTTAAATAGAATAAAACGTTTTTTAGACTCTTGTATAAAAAATGAGGGTAGTCCTTAATTTTTTTTATAACACTAAAAAAAACGAAAGGACTCTTTTATATAGAAAAAAATAACAATGAAGTATGCAAGAATTACCATTCTTACACGTAATCAAAACTAAATTAGAAATAGAACAGATACCGATTCATAAAATTAAATATCACGAAAAAAATACAGAGTTATTCCCAAAAAGAAAACCAGAATATATTAGAGAGTTAAGAAATAATATACAAAAGGAAGGGTTACACGAACCCATATCCGTAAAATACGATTCCCAAAATAACAATTATGTTTGTCTATCAGGAGAACATAGGATAGAGGCTGTAAAACTTTTAGGATGGACTGAAATTCCTGGATACAAAGTAAATCCTGAAGACGAATTAAGTTATTTGATTAGAAGAAATATACTAAAACCATATATAGGGCACAAAACAAGAATCAGAGTATATAAGGTCTATTGTCCCGAAATACTCAGTCTCAAACTTACTAATAAAAATAAAATAGAAGAAGTTTCTAAAAAATTATCTCTATCCCTCCAAACAATAAAATCGGATCTGAAGAAATACCATAACCAAGACTCAAAAATAGTGAACTTAGAGGAACTAGAAACTCTTTGGTCTCAAAAAAGAATTAAAAATCTAAAGATCAATCTCTCAGGATTATCAAATGGAAACTATTTATTAAACGTAAGTGGTAAAAATCTCAGTTATGAATGGGTAGGAAAATTAAGAAAAATAATAAACGAAAGTGCACAAGCGGCAAAATCCGTTTGGTATGATAAAAATTTTAAAGAAGAAAATCTAGAAACCGCACAACAAATAAAACAACTTAGAATAGACGCGGGACTTACACAATTTCAGTTATCACAGGCACTAGGATATTCACAGTCCTATCTAGCAGAACTAGAATCCGGGAAATGGCAATGTTCAGAAAATCTATTTGAATCAATCGCGAATTACTGTTCTGAGAGAATCGCATGAATTTTGAAATTATACAGGGCGATTCTTCAAATATCATATTAGAACTTACTAATTTACCGGGATACAGAAACAAAATCGATTGTTTAGTAACATCAATTCCTTATTATCAAAAAAGGGATTATTTAGAAAAAACTCACCCTAATAAAGAAAAAGAAATCGGTTGTGAAATTAGTATCTCACAATATCTAAAAAATCTAGAACAGGTATTTAAGGAGGCAAAAAAACTACTTAAAAACAATGCAACTGTGTTTATAAACATAGGAGAATCATTCAAACAAGGAAGGGCTCAAAAAATTCCAAGTCTGTTTTGTAACATGATGGAGGGTATAGGATACAAATATATTCAGGAAATCATATGGGCGAAATCGATTACAACTAAAAACGGAAATATAGGTTCCTGTAAACCGGAATCAGTAAACCGTAGGTTTACGAACTCACATGAATACGTATTGTTTTTTGTTTTGGATCTAAAGAAATATTACATAAACATAAAAAACGTATCCGTTCCTTTGGCTGGAAATCAAAAAGATCCAAAAACAAAACTCATAAAATTATCAAAACAAAAATCAAACTCACTCAAAGACTACGAACTAACAAAAGCGGAAAACCCTTCCGCTATAAAAAAAAGAATCATAGAAAATAAGATTCAAAATAACAATTTCACAGCAAGAAGACGAAGTGTCTGGCAAATACCGACGACAAATTCTAAAAATAGACATACCGCGGTAGGTCCCATTGAGTTGTTTGAAATTTGTATATTATCAGGAACCAAAAAAAATGGAACCGTCCTAGATCCATTTTCTGGGGAAGGAACTGTTGGAAAAGCGTCTCTAAAATTAGGAAGAAATTTTTTAGGAATCGATTTGGATGAAAGATCCTGTAAAGAAGCAAAAAATAATTTAGAAGAAATGAAACTGATATTAGTGTCTTAAAAATATGCCTAAAATTAGGAAAAAAACCAAAAAAGACTCAACTAAAAATGTAAAGATCAAAAGTAAAAGGAAATATGGAGTTAAAAAAAACGAAATTTTATCAGAAATAGAATTGGAATGTTTGCGTAAATCATACCTACAGGGGACCAAAAGGGACGAGATTTGTAAGTATTACGGACTTACTTACAAACAGTTAGATAATATAATAGAATATAATAGGTGGAACTTAGAACGAAAAGAAATTACTGAAAATTTAAGGGAAAACTCAGACCTACAAATTTTGACGAATTTAGCAGATGCAATCGCAAAGATCAACATAGAAGCAACTCAATATTTAGAAATATATAATAAGAGAATGACAAATCCTAAAATTAAAAATATTGAATTATCCCTATTGAGTAAATCAAGATTCACACATATAAAAGAGTTACTCCGATCTTTATCTGTACCAGATACAATACGAACGGAACAAAATAACTCGGAAGAAAAAACACAAGTAAACATCCAAATCGTAACTGGAGTAGGGGAAAGACCGGGGACTTTAGAAAAGTTACTTAAAAATGAACAAGTAGGTGTCAAAAAAACAACTACAAGAAATCAAATACAAGAAGATTCATAAAAATGTAATATCAAAAGAATCAATCTTTTCAAAAAAACAGTGTCTAGCCTTAGAAGAGGACTGGGCAAAACAGAATATTCAAGAAATCTGTTATGATGGAGGAGCAAGAAGCGGAAAAACCTATCTTGTAATAAAATCGATCCTATCTCGTGCTTTTTTGTCAAAAGAATCTCGCCATTTAATCGCAAGATTTAGACTCAATCACCTAAAAATGTCCGTATGGAGACAAACGATCCTACCTTGTCTCAAAGAGATGGGATTTAGGAGGGGAAAAAACTTTGAACTCAATGAATCCGAACTAATCATCACGTTACAAAACGGTTCCGAAATTTACGCGGCTGGACTTGACGACTCTGTAAGGGTTGAAAAGATCATGGGGACCGAATTTAATACGATCTTTATAAACGAAGCCACACAAATTTCCTATTCCACGTATCAAAAACTAAAAACAAGACTCTCTCTCGTAAGGCCAGAATTATATAATAAAATCATAATCGATTGTAATCCAAGAAGTCGTTACCACTGGATTTACAAATACTTCATACAAAAACAAGACCCGGAAATAGGAGAGGCACTTCCCGTTCAGAGAATGGAAAAAATGAGCCGAAGGTCATGGACTCCACATGATAACCCTTATCTTTCCGAGGAATATAAGGAACTGTTATCAGAACTAACAGGAATTGAAAGAGATAGGTTGTATAAAGGGTTATGGGTAGATGTTGAAGGACTAGTCTATAAAAACTATGAACAAGCAATCATAAAACCGTTTGAAATTCCAAACAGTTGGGACTGTGCGGGTGCTGTTGATTTTGGATATACAAATCCATTTGTGTTTTTATGGCTTTATTATGATCAATCCAATGAAACTTGGTATCTAACCGACGAACACTACCAGACTCAAAAAACGGTAAGGGCACACTGTGAGATTTTAAAAAAAAGAAAAAAACCGAACCTATTTATCATAGCAGATCATGATTCTGAAGATCGGGCCACTATGGCTGAATGCGGTTATTTAACGATAGCAGCAGATAAGGACATATCTACTGGAATCCAAGCATTAATCAAACTATTAGAGGCAAAGGAGGGAATCAAATTAAGAATCTTTGAAACGTGTGTAAATACTATTGAGGAATTTTCAATATATTCTTGGGAGGAACCAAAAGAAGGAAAAAACGCAAAAGAAATTCCGGTCAAAAGTAACAATCACTCAATGGACGCTCTTAGATATTTTGCACTCAAAGTAGTAGGAAAATCAAATTTGATCATAACGAGAAAAAAAGAGGACGTATTAAACGAGATACAAAAACAAAAACCTAAAACGCTCGAAAATTTAAGAAACGATACCCTAAAAAGATATGGAGTAGGACAAAATTTTCTAAGATAATCCTATACTTTTAAAACCCGATTGAGATGGAACAGAGGTATATTCGAATTTAAGTAAATAAAACTTAGGAAAAAAACAAATGGAAGAAACAAAAAATAAATTCGAACTATCAAAATGGATCATACAATTAGAGGAAAATGACAGACAAATTCTATACGATCAACTTACATCCGGGGTCTTAAATAAGGAACCAAGAGACACTTTATTTTATGTTTTTTTAATCAAATTATATAAATATTTGGAAAAAAACGGATTAGGTCCCGCACAAGAAGAATCCCAAATTTCAAACTTGGTTTTAAATCTTAAAGAAACACAAAAACAAACCCTCTATGACGCCTTAGTATCATCAATATCTAATATTTCTGATAGAGACACGATACTCCATATATTTCTTTGGAAATTGGATCAACTTCTTTCTTACTAAAATATGAAAAGAGAATCCCCGCTCTCGGAATATAGGGCACTTAGGGAATTAAGTTACGCTTTACTCTATTATTTTTTAAGTCTTCAATACTCTATATTAGGCAATCCTAATTTAGAAGTGATCGTCCAAAAATCCATTTGGTCTGACGTAATGGGCATTTTAAGAAAGCGTTTTTTTGGTGATCTTTTATTAAGACCTACCTTTTATCCAAGAACACTAGAGATAAATCCAGATCCATTTACGGATTATAGTACCTATACAATTAGAAAAGATAAATTAGAATTTGGGCAAGGTGTAGTTAGAAGAGAAGACCTAGAAAAAAAAGACCAGGAAATATTTGATTTTTTAGCACAGGATTGGAATCGAATCTATTTAGAATTAAGGGATAAATCATCTATTCTTGGATATATAGCAGAAGCAGTACTTGATAAAGGAGAGTATGAAGACGATTTAAAAAAAATGACATTGCCTGAATTTTCAGAGACCGCAAAAAAATACAACTTACCAGGTCTTGAAGATATAGACGCACTTAAAGAAACACTCCACCTAACAGACGAACAAACCTATGCCCTACTCTATGGAAAAGCAAAAGGTGCAGAGTGGCTTGCAATCTATGATCATAACAAAGAAAGAAAGGGTAGGGCTTATGAACTCATCACTAAAATGTATAGAGAACAAATCGCTGAATGTCTGGCAAGAAACGCAACCGAAGAAGAAATGAGAAGTTTAATGCTCTCACCAGACGACACAGAAATTAAAAAAGCGTTGGGTTTATTCGAAGAAAATATCTCAGAAGAAGAAAGAAGTAAAAGAGAGAAAGAATACGAAGAATTAGTAACAAATCATTTAAATCGTGACATGACACGGTTTGCATATACGGAACTTTCCATAAATTTTAATAACGGAAAACTACTCTATGTTATAAACGAAAAAAACACACCTTCGTATGTAAGATTTGTGGGAGGAAACTACTAAACAATTTGGTAAATATTAAATTACATCCTGTAAGTTGTGACAAGTGCCTTGAATTTTTAGGACAAGTCGCGCGCGTTTTTTTATCAGAAGAACAACTAAACGACTCACAATATATGCAAACCCAAGGACTGAAATATTTAGGAGGGGATAAGATTAGCGGTGATCCGATTACAAATATTGCCGTATGGCCCGGAAAAAATAACGCAAATCTAAAATTTAGTGATTATTGGTTTTGTTGTCCACTACACCCAAACTGTTCCCATGAATACGAAACTATCACATTTAACGAAAATGATGAAGATGAAGAAGACGAAATCAGTGAAATATTTAGAGAAGGAAAGATAAGGGACTTAAAAGAAAGGTTAAGGACAGAAGAAATACTGAAACAAAACGAAGAAGCAAATAGAGAAAGAATTCGTTTAGAAAAAAAATACGGCCCGATAACAAAGTCCGGTGTAATTTACAAAGTAGGGTCCTGGGAGGAACCTACGTGCGCTATGGAACAAGAAAGTTCCTGGCTCTCAAATTATATCGCTTGGAAACTAAAAACAATTTAACAGGAAAAGTAATCCGTTATATCCATTGGAATCGTAACGTCAATAAAGGCGGGTATGGATTTATTGAATCAAAAGGGAAAGAATATTTTTTTAACGCTAAATATTCATCCATTAAAGACGAAGACATAACGATCGGTCTTACAGTAGAATTCGAACTAAGAAAAGGTTATGATAAAAAACATTGTGAGTTTGTAACACAGGCCACAAGACTAAAAAAAGTTTGAGAAAATCAGGTAAAGGGGGAAGTTCCCCCTTTAATATCACTACAAAACCGAATGTTTTAACTCCTCTTACCAACGAAGAAATGTTGGAACGAAGAGGGGAGTCTTGTCTTTGGTATAGGCTGACCCCCTGTCCTTGTCCGAGTGAAGAAAGGCTTCCAGATTGTAAGTTTTGTTATGACGGACTCATCCGTAATTTTCAAGAGACCTTAGAAATTAAAGAAGAAATGGCCTACAAGGTGGAACATAACCGGGTGTACACTCGGTTTTGCCCTATTAAAAAAGTAAAAAATATAAATCTAATTTCAAGAGAAACTCATAAACCTCTTACGGTCAAGAGGATACAAGAAGAGTATATAGAAGTAGAAGAAACATTAAAATTTTGGAATGCGGTTTTACTTCACTACGAAGTTTCCATGATTGAAGAAATTATAGTGGAAGCAATTGGAGAAAACGAATATTCACTCTATCCTAAACTTCCATTAGGTGCAATTGTAGGAGTTGTGGAAGTTTTTAAGGTGGATGATTTAGGAGAGACGAGTAGTGTAGAATCTACTGGTTTTACTTTTAATAGTCTACAGTTTTTAAATAGAGTCAACGGACTTTATAGACTCAAACTCAAGTTTATATATCCTGTCAAGGTAGGATACAAAACATTGCGTAACGAACAAGACGCAAGAAAAATATTTGGGAGTAGTCAAATCACTTTTAACGACGGCGAGGTTATGGCCGTTATGGGAGTAGGATATAACTTAAGCCAGGGGGATATAATCACCTTACTAGTTTCGACTCTAACACACTCTGAATATATACCCTATCAATTCGGTAGCTATGACAAAGTATCGTATTCACCGATTAGAAAAGTGGAAAAAATCATTTCAAAAGAAAAGTCCTTTATCAAAGAACACGAACAAGGAAAAGACTATCAAGTTTTTGGAGACTCCAAAATCAAATGGATCACCGATAAACCTAAAAACGGATATAGTATTATTTACGAATATCATCCAAGTTTTAGAATCACAGGCTTTATAGAATCAGGAAGCGGTGAAGATAGGGATAAACCAAAAATTTTTAAGATGAAACCACTATCTAATTTAAATACGAGAGAATAAAAAGTAAAATGAAACAGATCTATAAAAACCTAAAGCAAATTAAGGAAAAACTTAGACTCATATTTGTATTTCCGTATTATCTTTTAGGGATGTTAAAACTTGCCACAAAAATGTATTATCAAAAATTAATGTTTAAAACCGTAAAACCTGGTCAAGTGATGTTACTCTACTATGACCCTTTAAATATCAATACATTGGAACTTGTGGAAAAATTGGAAAGGTTAGTCGTAAAACCGTTTCGACAAATTCATAAAATAAATCCTATCGTTTTGGTTTTACCGTATGGAACTAACTTACAAACTGGAAGTATCAAAGGATTTTATACCTCACTAGATCGGGACCAAAAAAGAGAATTTAAAAAAGTTATCTATGAGGATAATGAAATTATAACTCCATTAGACCTGAAGTAAGGTGTTTTGAAGGAATTACAAAAAGAAGAAATTACAGATGAATTAGCTGAAATCATTTTAGATAAGATTCACCTTGCCATGACAAAAGAAAATCCATACTGGCAAGATACTGTCATGAACGAAAAGGAAGGTGGAGAAGAACTTTATCTTCTACAGGAATCAAGTTTAAAAAAAGTATTTCGATGTTCAAACAAATCTCTCTCACAGGATGCAAAAGAAGCACTCTTAAAAAAATTTAATAATCTGGGAGCATTGGATTTAGTAGAGATACTTAAAAACACAGACCTAGAAAATCAAGAATCCAATGACTTTCTTCTACAAAAATCCTCTTTATTAGAGGAAAATGCGATAGTAGTAAAAATTGAAAATGAAAAGGGAAGTTATCGGAACGGTTTTGATTTAAACGGAAAATCCTGGAAAGGGAAGTTATTTTTTGACTATGGGTATATACAAAAATCAAACGTAGACGAGATTATAGGGGTTTTTTTAGGTCCCGAAAAAAATTTAAAAAACTACTATCTAATCAATCAAATAGACAAAGAAGGAAACTTTGACGAACATAAATTAATGTTAGGGTTTCGTAATGAAACAAATGCTAAAAAAGCATATCTAAAACACTATCCTAAAAATTGGAACGGACTTGGAAGTATCGTTACATTAAACGAAGAAGAGTTTCAATTTTTTATAAATAAAAAAGATGTTCAAAAAGAATTTATAAACCCAAAAGTAGAAATCCTAAAATCAAAACTATTCGATTTACGATTGGAATTAAATAAAAAAAGAGAAAACTTTTCTTTTTTTGAAAACCTTAAAAATCCAATATCTTACAAAAATCAGGAAGAATCTGGGATCTATCAAATTCTTAAATCCATAGTATTAGAATCTTGTTTAAACTTAGAATATATAATCAAAGCAAAACTAGGAAGACCCGCGGCTCAACTCGGGGATATAAGGGTTTGGAGGGATGGCAAAGCCAGAATCAAAACTGAAAAAGGCTGGAGAATAGCATCTAACAAACATACTGAAGAAAATAAAAATGAGAATGTAAAGGAAATAAAAAAAGAAGCATCTCCAAAAATAGAAAATTCGCATCCTTCTAAACTACCCTTTAGAAATATCAGGACAATAGAACAATATACAGATAAAAAAGATTATGACAGAAATCAAATCGAATCCTTAAAAGTTAAAATTAAGGATAAAGGATATGATCCTAGTTTTCCCCTATCAGTAGATCTACAGGATGGAAAGTGGACTGTAGTTGCAGGTCATCACAGATACGAAGCGGTAAAAGAACTTATAGAAGAAGGACATTTACCTGATTTTTTCGAAGTGCCGGTAGTAGGAAAAAGTTTTGCATCTAGTAACGATAGACTGATTGCTCAAATTTCAGAGAACCAAAGAAGAAACGTACTTCCTACAGACGAAGCCAAAGCGTATGGAAAACTCATAGAAAACGGATGGGATGCAAAACAAATTTCAGAGGAATTAGGAATTAAACTAGGTGAGGTAAATAGAAGACTTGCTTTAAATAACTTATCACCCGAGTTATTTTCACTCCTACAAAAAAAGGATCGGTCTTTACCTTTGGGAGTAGCCGAAACGATCGGGATGTTTTCAAAAGACGCAAATGACAAACCAAATCAAACCATACAGATTAGGGCGTTTAAATGGTTCCAAGAAAATAGATCCAAATACGGAAGTCGCGCTGTAAGCGTTCTACAAGGTTATATCAAAGAATTACAAAGCGGAGAATTCGAAAACTTTGATATTGATTCTGTAGCAACTAACGTTCAAAGGGAAGCTTTAAAAACAATTGGATCGAGGGAAAAAGCGGCAACAAATAAAAAAATGTTGGAAATGATGCTTGAGAATATAACTAAAAATTACCAAAAAATCTTAGGGGACAATGTATCTTCTCTTTCTCCGGAAACTACAAAAGAACTAGCCGCCTCGATTGCTCTTTTTTCTGACAAAGGAGTGGGTTCATCGGCACTACTGGGTAAACTGGGAATTATCATACAAGACCTAACTCAGATTCAACATTCCTTACAGACAAAACTAAAAGAAATAGAGGACGATTCTAATATTTCTTATCTTTTTTAGTTACCGATACAATCGGATTTTAGTATTTTAAATAATATATGAATCAGGAACAATTTCTTCACCATCCGGAAGTATTACATCTTAGGGCGATTTTAGTAGAAAGCCTCTATTTTCAAAAATTAACTCATTCCCTATTTGATGATATACTAATGAACGTAGACAAAATATATAAAAACAGAGACATCCTAATTGAGTTTATAAAAAAAGAACAACTATTAGGGGACTATGAAAGGTTTCTACAGTTAAAAGAACTCGAAGAATAAAATCTCGATTAATTAATAAACATTATGGTTATTTTTAGAAATATATAATAAATTATTATTATATATTAAAATATTTAATTTCTCTAATTGACAAATTTTAAGTAACTGTTCGTATACGGACATAAAAATAGAGAAGTGAGTAACCATATATGATAAAAATAGTAGAATTCGACGAAATTCAAAGTGAATTGAAAAATCTTATAAAAGGACTTAAAAAATTATCGGAAACAACGGAAGTAGGATTTTTAGAGGTCTTATCACCTAATTTCATAAAGAGATATACGAACTTTTCCAACTTTGAAGAAATGTTAAAAAGTTCAGGTTCTATTATTGAATCTGAAAAAGATTTTATAGAATTAGAAAAAAGTCCTCAATGGAATGATTTTGTATGTCAAAATACGAAATTTAATAGTTGGGAAGAAATGATTAAAACTTCTGCTGATTTATTTTTTTATCAATTGTTGGATAACTAATTAATCGATAGGGTTAATTAGGATTTAACTTGATTGCAAAATAACCCCCAGATATATTTCTCGGGGGGTTATTAAAGAATTCTTATACATTAATTTAAAAATTTTTCAACTATCCGATTTCTTTGTGTTTGTAATTCTAAAAGAAAACAAAATAATAGGGTTAGAAAGTATTTTAAAAAATATAAATTACTACTTCTAAACCGAACAAAGCAATAGAACAACTTTTAAAACGAGACTGAAATTGTTTTTCGACTTTAAAAGAAAAAATCGGAAAACCGATTAAACCTAATGAAAAATAGTTTCTAAAAATTAAACTGAATTTCTTTTTTTTAAATAAAACAATAGATGTAACTCTTGCTGAAAATATAAATTTAAAAAACTTGAATATGATCATTTGAGGTTTGAGAACTCATCGGAAAGTTTTTTGGATAAGATTATCTTTTCCGAAATGGATTTAAAAACAGAATCTAAAACCTCGTCTATATCGTCTTTAGAATGATAAATCCCAAAAGCTTGAGTAGACATTTGATGAAAAATGAGTTCCTTATTTAAACTAGGGTTTTTTAAAATGATCTCATTTGTTTTAGAAAGTAGACCTTTTACTAGGGTATAAGCTTCGTTAGAAGCCTCTTCTTCTGATAATCCCTTGTTTTTAGCGATTTGAGAAATACCACCGATTTGTTGTAAAATTAAATCTTGATTCATAGAATGCGTTTTACCTCCGCAACAACTCATAGTTTCACATCCATTTTTTAATCGGGCAAGACTCTGATTTTAATTTTGTTTTTAATCTAACAAAACAACCGCATACGCTACAACGCTCCGAAAGAAAACCTTTCAAAACTAAAGAACAAGAAAGGCAAATCTCTAAACGTTTTTCTAAATCTTTTTTTTCATCCATTTTATTTAACTCCAGTACCGACCTTGGATTGTGTATGTGGAAAGAAGTTTCCAATTAAAAAATTCATATTTCAAAACCCTGTAACGAGTATACCAATTTGGAATATAACAAGAATTGCATAGATGTCTACAACAAGTTGAAGTGCAACAAACTACAAATCCTCCACCCGTCCAACAAAGACCGATATTTGTAGATTGAGAATAACCACCAGGACAATCAGGACAAGTAAACCAGGGCCCAAGATTATAACAAGAATCATAACCGCCGCACAGATTACAGTCGTTTACGGTCATACCATAATCTAGATGTGCATCCACGACGTGCCATGTATCTCCCACAGAATAGAAACCTTTTGGATATACGTCATAACGATTTGAACCAATATTCCCCACCCAGTGGCCTCCCGCACCGCTTACCGATGAGGAAGGACCAAAAGGTGGGGTTATGCGAAAGGGAGCCAGTTTGATCCTTCGTTTTTACTCCAATACGCATAATTTCCTTGAGTCCTTACACTAAAATTTGCATTATCAAAACCCAAAGAAGGAGTTGTTTTGATATAACTTTTAGATTGTATATAATTAAAAAGCCAGTTTATGGCACTGGCAAGAGAATCATTCTCTAAAATACCTGGATCAAGTTCAACGTCTACACCTACTAGTTTTGGGTTATAGACTGAAAGAGTTCTTTCAAGATTTGTAATATTCCCGCCGCTTTGATTGTATCTTAAAAGACCGAATCTATTTTGAGTGACTAAAGGATTTCCGTTTGAATTTAACCACTGTTCATATAGACGGGTTCGATACGTTTTACGAGTGGGTCTAGGTTGAGGCTGAAATCTTTCGGTTTGAGAATTAAAAACGGCTACTGATTTTTCATCCGTTAAAACGGATTCAAATTCCAATTCATAAATCCCTACAACCGAATTCGGATTTGGAGTAAGAGAAGTTTCCCCAAAAATATAAACACAATCCGATTTTATAATAGTTCCGTTCCCGACTAAAATCGTATTTTGATTTTGTAAACTGACATTAAAACCGATCGCTGTATCTGTATTTCTACCAATAGTGGAAAGAATCGAAGTTAAGAGTATAGAAACGTATGAGTCTTCACTGACAGCACCCGAAAGTCTATTAATATCATCGGCACTTATCTTTTGGAATACGTTTTGATAGTATGTTTTAAATTCGTTATTTGTAAGAGAGATTTCAGTCTGCATTTTTAGCCCCTATATAAACGGCTGTACCCGCCGCTAAGATACGATTGAGTTCTGTGATTTGAACGTTAGAAATTAAAGAGAAATCCTCTACTAGTATATAACTAACTCCTAATAGAGGTGTAACGATACTTGAGACAGCCTTAGTATTAGGTCCCGGAAGAAAAAGACCTGTATCGGTTGCGGAAACCTCGCTTGTAAAACCTAACTCGTTACACCTTAAAACCGCATAATCTGGTCTTTGAAAAATTTGAGAGATTTTTGTAAGAGTAGGTTCATTTGATAATACATAACCAAGTATATATCCCACAAATTCGGGATCGTTCATGCCCGTAGGTCTTTCGATTCCTAAAAGGATAGCCCATTTAGTAAGAAAACGACCTTCTGATTGTGTGAGAGTGGAACATTCTGATGCAAGGTTTTGAAATAACAAATGCCATTCCACACTGTTATACATCGCACCTTTGTTTATGTCGTTGATGTTTGTAACCGGAGAAATTAAAGGTCTATCCAAATCCCCCCAAAGACATTGGAATGTCGGGTCTGTTGAGTTAAACTGAGGTAGTTTATCAAGTAGATTGTTCATAAAGGAGATACTTTAGAAACTTCGCATGTAATTACGCCTAAAGAAGAACCGCCAGTACGGGGAAGAAAGGTAGGAGGAACAGAAATGTCGATTGGAATCGGAATCGGGTTTGGAACCGGATCATTTGCAAGTTTACCGTAGAATTCTAAGATTTCTACCCTGTAAAAATCGGGATGGCTTTTAAGAATTGTCGCACCTACTTGGTTGAGTAAAACGTCAAAACCGATCGGTAGAGTGTTTAAATAGTAGGTAATTGCGTTAGTTGCAATTGTAGAAGCTTCTTCTAAAGAAATTTGAGAGTTATTTAAAACCTCAAGACGAAAACGAACACTGATACCGAGTACGGGTATTTTAAAAACGTTTACCCAAGTACCGGCGGCTGAATAACCCGGAAAGTGTTCAGGGTCGTTTAAGTCTCCTTCGATCGTTTTTAAAACCAAATCCAAAAGGCTTTGAGGAGGGTTTGACGTACCATCAGAAACATAAATATTGATCCAACCAAATTCAACAGAACCGGAAACCGGATTTTTATTCGTTGTGATTTGAGCACCTGCAACCCCTGGAATCGAAATTACAGCGGTATAGATACCGAGTAGAGTAGATCTACCTAAAGAAACGATAAAGTCTCTAAACCTTTTTAGTCTGTTTTCTTCGGTTTCTTTGTTACTTCCTCCTATAAAATCACTAGGGTTCCAAACCCTAGTATTTGCAGGAAGTTGAATATTTAAAGAACCTAATCCTTCTTCCGTATTGATCGAAAGTCTGCGTATATTGTAGTCGGTACCCGGTTCTTTTGCCCTGATCTCTATTTCTGTGTATTCTTGACCGACTAATAGTGTAACAGGAGAGATGGATTCAAATAAAAGACCGAATAGGTCTAAAGTAAAAATAGGAATTTCTATATTTACTAAGTGGTCTTTGTGTTCGATTCGAACGATACCGACTGATTTAAGACCGGGAAGTCTATTAAAACCTAAAGCGTTGTAAATTCCTTCTCTAATCGAATAATCAAATCCGTTTAAGGTTCTAAGATCGCTTTCGGCTAATACGCTTGCAATCGCACAGATCCAGGTATAGATACGAGAACCCGGATTAAAATTAGAAAGTTTTGATCCGGATGCGATTAGATAATTTTGAATCGCTAGTCTATATTCTATTTCCGTTTTGGGAACAAAAGGTAGGGCCACTAACTTTTGAATGTATATTAAAAAAACCAATATCGGGAAATTCCCGATAAAGGCGTTTTACATACAAAATAAAAAAAAGTGGGAATTACAGATCTAGCACAGTCAGGAGTAAATACACTACTCGGACTCAATTCGTATGAACCTCAGAACGTATTTTCATTTTCATTCTATGAAAAAGAAAAAAACGGAAACTATAACCTAAATTCGACAAGTATCGAATACTTTTTTGTAAACGGACCTTTAAGTTATACAGAAAATTTTAGATACAGAACCGGAATCGAAAAAACGTTCGGGTCAACTGTAGTCATAGACTATGGACCCGATAACCATGAAATAAAATTAGAAGGTGAATTTCACATTTACCATTTAGGTTTACCATCAAAACCGAGTAGTTCTGTGACAGGAGGATCTGGCTTTGTACAGTCTGCATTTACAGCCGCTAAAAGTATCGTTAAGAATCAACTAACAAGCTATTATAACAAATTAAGAAGTAGTTATTTAAGTTTTGGAGGAGGGGACTTTAGATCCGGTCTACAAGAATTCCAAGACTTTATGTTTTTACTCCATTATAACAAAAGTTTAGAAAGAATAGATTATACCTCAAACGATTCCCAAGCCTCTAAAATCATTTCCTTATTTTATGAAAGAAGGTTTTGTTTTAGAACGCACGCTTTTGTCTTTCGAGACTATGACAGAAATAGAATCGTAGAAGTAGTCATACCGAACAACGGATTTACAATTTCAAGGTCCGTATCGGATACAAATACATACAAATATTCTTTAACTCTTTTAGTCGTAAAAGAATTAGAATCTCAAATTACAAGTAAATCGGTAAGATCTAACTTTAACGCGTTTCGAACCATATCCGGACTTATGAACGAACTCGAAAATATAGTCAACCTACCACTAAAACTATCAGGCGCACTGCTTGGAGTTTCTAATGGAATACAAGTATTTGCAAGTTCTACTAAAAGGGTCCTTACTTCTTGGCCTAGAATGAAGGATCAATTTAACTACCAAGGTAAACTAGCAAGAAAAACATTCGAAAACTCTAAAAACGAATTAGGAATCAAAACCAAAAAAAGGGGATTAAATGAAGATGAAATATTAGAAAAAATAGAGATTAAGTCTAAAAAATCTACAAGTCATGAAGCTGAATTTAGACAAAACCTAGATACTGCAATCAATGACTCCAATTCCTTAGTAAGTGCGATTGCACAAGTTTTAATTCCTGTGGATTCTTCTGGATCAATCGAAGCAATGTCCTTACAACCCAACGCGGATCTAAGTGATTGGATTGATAACGACGTGTATAGATATACGAATACGATAAAAGAGATATTAATAGAGATAAAAGCTTCATTAAACACCGCTGGAATTGATAACGAATATAAAATCTATCAAGTAAATCCTGGAGATAATTGGGAAAACGTAGCAGAAAAAACTTTAGGTGATAAAAGTTTAAGTCAAGCATTAGCAAGATTTAATACGAGTAAAGACACTTTAAATTTGGAAAAAAAAGCGATTAAAATCCCATTTGGAAAAAATACGAATATATTTACAACCTTACCGGATAACCCAACCCCAAAAGAATTAGAAGTAACACTGATAGGATGTGACCTAAAACTAAACGAAAATAGAGGAATTGAAATTTCACCAACGGGAGACCTTGCCTTGATCGAGGGAGACGAGGCTTTAATCAATGAAAAGTTAGATATAATCGACATAGTAGAAGGATCTTATGTTTCAGACAAAACCCTTGGTAATCCGATTATACCCGGTGAAATTTTAGACGAAACTTTAAAAAAGAAACACATTCAAAATCTATTAAGTCAATTTAGATCAGATCCTAGAATAAAAAACGCCACACTCTTAAATACCACACAAGAAAAGGATACGTATTATTTTAACATAAAACTGGTATCGATAACCGGAACGAGTTATATACTATTTTTATGAGGGGAAACTTTACAAACGACACGTTTGAATTTGAAGAAAAACCACATTCAAAAGATTCTAAGATTACACCTTGTGTGTTTGCAACCGTAACTGAAATACTACCTCGTTTTCGGGTGAACGTAATGACTACTTTTGGAGAGATTTTTTTAAAGGTAAGAACTCTAGGTCCTTTTATATATCCGGATGGAAAAGCACACGGAAGAGCATTTGGAATCAAAAAAAATCAACTCGTTTTAGTTGAGTTCATAGGAGGATCGTTTAGAAGTCCAGTAGTTACAAAGGTATTTCCGTTTCCGACAAAAGATTCCGATTTTGGAAATATTTTAGAATTTGTAAGAAAGTATCCTTTTCTAAATCCCGAAAAAGATATAATCGACTTTCACGAATCCGGTTATTTAACAAGACAAACTACAAATAAGATAGAGGTATATAATTCAGAACAAACGATTATCTTAGAAATTGATTTTTCTAATTCTAAAGCAAAAATCAATCTAAACGATTTAGAAATAACCGCAAATACTAAAATCACAGGGAATTTAGAAGTGGAAGGAAATATTTCCTCAAACGGAACAATAGAGTCTGAAAAAGATATAATCTCAAATAAAAAATCATTTAATCAGCACGGCCATGGATATAACCCAGGTCCATTACCACCTTCCAAAACTTCTCCACCGATATAGCATAACTAAATTATGTTTCTTTTATGGAGAAATTTTCTATATCCAAAAGAACGGATATTTCTATTCCACCTAGACGGTTTTCTATTGAAATCAGACTTCCAGGTTCTTCTGAGAATCTTTTTTTTCCGGTGGAATATGTAACTCATATAAGGTCACAGAGGTCTTTAAGTCCCGGAAGAGGTGGAATCACACTTTCTATTCCGTTGCAAGATAACTATATCGTACAAGTAGGAGAGGATGAAGCACTTCCACTTTCCCAGATCAAAACGTTTGAAACTAAAAGTTTTAAGGAAGTCTTTCGGGTAAGGAGTATTGTTTTACTCTACTATGATAATTCAAACGGTAAAATAGAAACAAACGGATTTAAAAAATTAAACTCAGGAAAGATAAAGACAGTATCAAAAGAATTGTCTCCTGAAGGTAAGTCATTTGTATCTGTTCAAATCACTAGTTTAGAATCGATTCTAATAGACACAGACTTTTTTATAGACTACCAAAGAATAGAGGGGAGGCCGGGAACAAGAACACAAGAATCATATACAGGAGTGATTACAAGTGCTGCAAAAGTATTTTTACAAGGACAACTTAGTGATTTAATCAAAAACTTTTGGGATGAATTTTTTTGTAATCTTTTAAACGTATCTAGGTATTGTGATCATAACATTTTAAAACCGACAACAGTCAACGAAGATCCAAACGCTTTACTATCTATCCTACTTCCACAACGAGCATACACAGAACAGTTCGTTTACGAGTCCCAAGTACTGTCCAGTTTTACAATCGGACAGTATGTAAATTTTTGGGAGATACTTAGGTCCTATCTCTGTGAGCCACTTTACGAACTATTTGTAGATCCATTAGAAAGTTTTGATATAGAGGGAGTATTCGGACAGGGTATAAAATTCGGTGAAATAGCATCCAACAACTTACAAACGTATGACGTAGGAAGAATGGAATCAAAAGTGATCTTTCGTCCTACTCCTTTTTATATGTTTGGAACGGATGGTAAATACAGGGATCTTGAAAGTTTAGGACTTGATGCTGTATATAGTTTCGATTTAGAGGATATAAAAAACTATAGAACAGAAGAAATTGAAGAAAATGTGGTATCTGGGGTACATGTAATCCAAAACACGTTTCAAGCATTTGGAACTGTACTATCAGAACCAAAATATGAGGATAGAATCAGATCCATTTTCGGACCAAAACTATTACACGTTAAAATACCGGGACTTATTTTTAGAGAAGAGAATCTAAGACAATCGAGTAAAGAAAATTACAAATCAGAACTTTCTAGTATTCGGGATTTATTATTTTCTATTTTTTGTGATTTAGAGGAATTAAAAATAACAAACGGTAGTTTTGAAATTCCGTTTATTCCAATAAGACCTGGAATGCCATTTCAGATCGGTTTTGATCCTCTAAAAAAATATCCATTCAATTTAGAAGAAATTTCTAAATTTGGATATATAACGGACGTAGTGGATGATTTTAATCCGGGTCAAGCACGGGCTAATACAACGATTTCTTTTAAATGGGGACCGAATCTAGATTTTAAATCCGAAGTTAAAAAGTAAAAAACAAAATATCCGATACATTCAAATTCAATTATATTTTTAGTATGCCTGCTTTTTTAGGTCCATTTTCATACGATGAAATTCCTTCTGAAAATAAGATCAAAAATTTAAAACTCTCACAAGTAGAATTGGATTTCTCAAGTCCTCTAGGAACGTATAACCTAGGCGAAATTTTACAACAAAATACAATCGTAAACAAAATAGTCGTAAATTTAGAAATTGCATTTAACGACCAACCCATTCTAACGATTGGAAATACTATATCCCCCGAAATTTGGATGGATTCTATATATTTAGATTTGTCGATAGAGGGAATGTATCTAGTTGAATGTTATGACCTTGTTAATTCTACTACACAAGCAAAAGTCTACTGGAATCCAAAAGGAACTACAAAGGGTAAATTGAAAGTGTATTTGATTACTTCTTCTTAAATCTAAAAAAAAGGTTTTCAGACTATAATAGTCCAAAAACCACAGTTTAAGTTGTTAGAAAACTCTACTAATAAGTAGAGTTAGATGGAAATTACAATTTTTTTAAAGTTAGTCACATTTTCAAATAGAAAACGAAATCTTAAGTTTTAAAAATTCTTCTATAAAACGGGAATATGTTTCATAATTGAAACAAAACTTTGAAAAAAATAAAAAGTTCAAACGTCTTAAAATATATTATGAACCAAGAATTAAAAATAGAAGAAGGAGTCATATATAACTTGTTCTATATGGGATTTCCCGTAAAAGGTTATTATTTTTCTGGAAACTGGTTTTTAATGGGTTTTATTGCAAGAATCATAAAGAGTTTAAAAATCCATCCATCCGGTTATTTTTTAATTATTTATCAGTGTAGTTACTTTAAGATACTAATTCGTTTTTTACTGGGTGAATATAAATAAATTATAGTCTTTTTTTTCCGATACGTTCCTAAACCGTTTAATGTCTTCTTTATGGAGACAGTCTTTTTACATCCTTTTCAAATACTAAAAGCAAACCCGGAAGAAAGAAGCGGCGCGATTAAAATTTTAGTCAAAGCATCCACCGAAGAAGAAGACAAACAAGGCGAAATTATCCTCAAGTCCGCATACCAAGACCCCGTGATGCGTAAGGAATTTTTAAACGAGGGTTATTTTGATTATAACCATTTAACAGATATAATTGATAAAGAAATTTCTCTACTTAAATCTCAAAACCAAATGATCGCGTCTAGATTAGTAGAATTACAAAAATCTAAAGTTATAGCAATCATTGGAGGAGCCGAACAAATCGGATACAAAGACGATTTTCCTACATATTTACAAATTAAAGACGAAGGACTCTATATTTTAGGAAACCTATTTCCAGAAAATACTTTTGTAGAAGAAATTAGAAAGGGACTCCAGGCGGGTTTTCATGGGTGGGGTGCTTCCGTATCCGGATACGCAAGACCTATCGACAAACAAGGAAATAAAATCCGTAAAATCAAATTGAAAAAATGTGCGATTGCACCTTTACAAGAGGTGTATAACCCAAATACGTCCGTACAACTATTAAAAGGAGCCGTTTTTTTAAAGGATCTAGAGAAAGAAACCAGTCCCAAAATCGAAGAGTTAGAAAACCAATTACAAAAGCCTAATGAAGAAATTGAAGAAAGAATCCTAAAAATGGAAAGAAAACTACAGTTTTTTACCAAAATCATAGAACTAGACCCGAATATTCAAGAAAGATTTTTAAAAACCATATTCTCCGATATTTCAAGTCGGTTTAAAAATAAAGAAAAGAATTTTGGATCTATTGTTCTTAAATCCATTCTATCAAAGGAATATCTCCTAGAAGGTGAAGAGTTAGAGACGTTATCAGATCTATTGTTTTTAAAACTGAACGGGGAAAAATATGCTTAAAAGCGCAATTTTACGACTCAAAGAAAAAGTAACAGAAAGTAATAAAATATCAAAATCGGATATAGCGGAACAAAATCCGAATCTGGAAAAATTAAACGGTGACGTAACTAAACTTTTAGAAGCGGGGAGTCTTCTTCCCGAAACAGAAAAAATAGCAGAATGGGCAAGGTCTCAAGGATTAGAAGAGGCGCAAGCAAACGTTTTTGCACAAGATACGGTGGATTCTTATTTTAAAAATTCAGAAGAAGAAACCAAAAAATCAAATGATCAAGAAAAAGAAAATGTTCAAAAATCTGAACTATTATCCAAAGAAATTAAAGACACATTTGAAATTTTAAAAGCAGGTCAAGAAACGCTTGCAGAAGCTATTGAATATCTTTTGGAAAAATCGGAAGAGAATTCTAAACTTAAAACGGAGTTTTTAGCCTTAAAGTCGCAAGTAGGTAATTTTACTAAAGAAAAAGAAGAAAATAAAAATTTAGTTTTAACAAATTACCAAAAATCAAATCTACAGTTTGGCAAAAATGATAAGGAAAAAATATCAAACGCAATCATAAAAGGAATCGAACAAGGTAGATGTCAAATTGAGGATATTTCATTTTTTGAAGCTACATACAAACTATCCGATAGAGCGGAAAAGTTTTTGAACGAAAATAAGGAAAATATAATATGACTGGACCCTATTCTTTAGACCAATTGATTGAGATTCAAAAGGGTTTTGAGGCAAACACAGCACAAAACGGAGCTTCTCCATTTGTAGATTTTAATTCATCTGGTGCCACACTTTCTATGCAATCTTTGGATAAGGTTTTTGTGGCTCTTGCGTCAACGGACAAGGATTTTAAATTTTTTAACGAAGTTCCAAAAAGAAAAATAACACAAACTTTAGCGGAATATAACCGGTATAGGTCACATGGAGGTGGGTGGTATCATACATCAAATATCGGACAATCCGACGAGCCTACATTCAGAGACGCACAAATGGAAAGGATGTACAACGAAGTTAACTACAGTGCGGAAGGATTTTCGTTTAACAAAGTTGTAGATACGGTACAAAATATAAACGACCCAGAACTGATTCAGTCAAACGCAGCATTAAGACGTGGAATGGAAAACCAGATGAGGCGTATCTGGTTTGGAAATAAAAAACACAATAAAAACGAACAAGACGGTTTTAAGACCACAGCACAGAATTTAGGAAACGAATTTTTTACGGATTGTAGGGGTTCATTACCTTCAATCGATCAAATGAAATACATTACGTCAAGGATTCGCACTAGATATTTTGGACTTACAAATTTCGCAAAAATGCATCCCTCTACAAAAGCCTTATACGATCAAACATTTGACCGTAACGGTTCTGGAATGGTGATTCAAAATAACAGTTATTCTCCTGGAAATGTATCTTTATCGAATAACGTATACGGTGTAATCGATTCCAATTCCAAAAATAATTTTATACAATTTGACGATGATATATGGATGGATAGTCACGAGTGGGGTGTCCCTATGCGTTACGACCAAAACGGTAACAGAGTAGAAGGACCGACGAGTGATACAGAAGCTCCTCCCACACCTAGTTTTACAATTTCTGTAATTCCTTCTGTTCCAAATTCTTTATTCACCGGTTCTTATGTAGGGGAATACGGTTATCGGGTTTGTGCCGGAAATTTAAGACATTTTTCAGGTCCTTCAAATATTGAAAACGTATCGATTCCTAACGGTGGAGCTGCTGAATTAAGTATAACCCCGGGAGTTAGTGGAATCAGAGAAACGCGTTATGTTATTTTTAGAGAGACTACACCTAATTCGAATTTGATTCTCTATATGAAAACCGTTGAGAAAAATTTAGTAGGGTCTACAACAATTGTTCAAGACCTAAACGAAGATTTACCAGGCACAACGATTATGGTTTTGGGGGATTTTAACGCAAAATCTTCCAGTGACGAAACAAGAACTTTAATTTTGTCCGAACTACTACCCTATACAAAAACAATTTTTCCGTATGGAGCGGGTGGGGCTTTAAGAACAAGACTTGGAATCGTGGAAGGATATAGCGTATTACAAGAGTTAGCTCCTGAAAAGTTTCATGTTTTTACAAACGTGCCTGTAAGACTTTAGAATATATTGAACGATTATAATATTTTATTTTTTTAAACGGGTATGAATTACGAATCTCTTTACAAACAAGGAAAATTTCCAAGAACGAAAACGATATTAGAGAAAATTGCATTAGCTGCAAAAGACTCATGGTCACATAACGTATTATCCGCAAAACCTTCTTGGTGGGGTAAAATGGCAATGTCCAATAAGTCGGGAGGTGGAGGAGGGATTTTAATCAAAGAAATTCCGGGAGGATACAGGGTCTTTCATCCAAACAAAGGAAAGTATAACTATATGGCGGTGATTGAAAAAGGAAGACCTAGGTATGATATGAGACCGGCTTTACTGGGAGGGAGTCGGGCCCGTATGGGAAAAAATGGACCTTATGTTATCGTTCCCATAACAAAAAACGAGGACGGTACTCCTTTATCTTTTAAAAAAAATTCGATCAACTCCGTAATTATTAAAAAGGGAAGTTTTAAAGAAGAGAACGCGCACGGTCAACTAGTCACAAGAAACAAATACAAATATAGACAAGACCCGGGTATGACAAGACAAGGGAATGTATTTCTACGAGAACAAACCTACAAAAACGGAACTGTACAAAGGTCACTTGTAAAGTTTGTAGTAGTCAACGAAAGAAGTAGAGATTTTTTTCAAGATGCAATCCCAGCGCAAAAAGTTTTTAGTGGAGTTAAAGAAGACGTTAAAAAGGTACTTAAATCTAAACAGTTAAAAAAAGCGGTCACCTTGGATACGAAGGATTTAATCAAAGAACTACTCAGTAAAAAAAGAAAATGAATCTTTACAAATAGAAGTAATATTCAATTTTTAAAATACCATGTCTGATATGACAAACCCTCATGACCGTTTAATCCGGGAAACTTTACAGAACAAAGAGGATGCGATTTCCTTTTTTAAAAATAGTTTACCCGAAAATGTAATCGAACTATTAGACTTAAACCGTTTAGAACTAACACAATCTAGTTTCATCTCTGAAAACTTAAAAGAAGAACAGACCGATCTACTCTTTCAAATCCCACTGAAATCTGGGAAAAAAGCAAACGTCTATCTATTATTCGAACACAAAAGTTATTTAGACGATTCCATCTTTAGCCAACTATTAGGATATATATCCGCAATCTACAAATCTCAGTATAGGGTGGATAAAAAATATTCAGTCGTGATTCCATTTGTATTCTATCACGGTGAAAGGACTTGGACTTTAGGAAATAGTTTTCAAAACAGGTTTGTACTCTCTAAAAATGAAGAGGAAGTATTTAAGAAATACATTCCAAATTTTGAATTAGAATTATTTGATTTGTCGAAAGTGGATCTAAGTAGATTAGAAAGTATTTCCCTAAGAGTCATTTTAGGAGTGGTCCAAAAAATATGGGAAGGGGATACCTCATTTTTAAATCATTTAGGAGAAGTATTTGAACTTTTAACAGGTCTAAAAAACGAATCGAAAAGGGTTGAAATTTTCCAAAAACTGTTTTTGTATATATTTAATGTAAGAGAACTTGAACCGACAAGTTTACTCAGTCATTCTAAGATTAGTAGAGATTACGAGGATTTAGCCATGACAACAGCTGAGAAATTAAGAAAAGAAGGTGAAATTAAAGGATTAATCAAAACTGCCAGAAATATGCTATTAGATGGCGCTAGTTTAGAATATGTATTAAAGATTACCGGACTTACCGAGCAAGAGTTAAAAGACCACGGTCTTTTATGATTGTGTCCGAAGAATTGGAAAAGATTATTCGAGAACTAGAAAAAAAAGGCTATAGTTTCATATATATCGAAGACTATGTTAAAGGTTTTTATAAAGGTTATTTCAAATCTAAAATCAAAATTGCCAGAAATATGCTATTGAAGGGAATAGTTTAGAATTTGTATTAAATGTCACTAAACTTACAGAACAAGAATTGAAAGACTATGGAGTGATTTAACTTTTCTCTTTCTAAGAATCAAAATATAGATTTACTCTATTCCAAATTATTAAACCGATAAATTAAAAATAAAATAAATTTCCTTTAAATGGATATAAGTTTAAAGGAAGAAGAAGTAAGAAGACAAGACGGTCAGGATAGAGGAGCCGTATTCATAACATATCCCGCACCCCCGGAAGATGTTGTCGTAGACTATTTTAGGAATAATATCACCTTAACAGGATTAGAAGAAAGAAATCTAAACATACCAATAATTCACGGTCATCCATTATTCCAAGAAGGTATTTCAAGTAAAGGACCAAACACTAAATTTCCTAAGATCGGAATTGAATGTGCAACCGAAAGACACACTCAAGTTTTGGGATTAAACGAACACCACTTCAAAAACTCAATACAGTTTTTAAACTATCTTACTGAGATTTCCCAGTCTCCTGAATCAAGAAGACTCCCGACAAAATCTTTTTTAGATGAATTTTCACGTAACCAATACTTTCAGCAATTTCAGTTTAACTGTGAATCGGATGTAATCATCACCGGATTTTCTTCGGGTGCAAGCGGAAGAAATTCAAATAAGTTTGTTTATGACTCTTCGTTAGCCTTAACACTACTCATGACAAACGACTTACCAGTTTTGTATCCGGGTGTAACCGTATTTTTACCCGAAGACACAGAACCAAACTTAACTACAAACGATTTTGCAGAACCTTTTTGGGGATTTGAAATCAAAGTTAAAATCGTACAAACAAAATCAATATTTAGGTCAAAACCAAAATTCCTTTTTCCCGATACCAAGGAGTTCGATCTATATTTATCAAAAAGTAGAAGTCAGTTTAAAAACATGAATACTTGATAAAGGTTATATAATACATGGAGCCAGAACAAAGTAAAGGTAAGGAATCAAAAAACAACTCAAATAAAAAAGAAACACCCGATGAATTTCTATCCAGAAAAGAAAAAGAATTAGGTAAAATCATCTCTCCTCGTTTTAGAGATTACTTTAAAAGAGAACTAAAAGCAATTTCAAACCCTTCCTTAGAAGCGGTTTGGGAGAGCGTAAGTGGGAACTCGTGAAGTAGAATTTTTAGGACGCGGATACATCCAACCCGGTTCAAGAGGTGCATTTAGAACAAAACCTCAAAGTGCGGGAATATCACCTGATTTTAATACTCTAATACTCATAGGACCTAGCGACAACGGACCCTATACAAACAATCAATCACTACCACTCAATAGAAGAGTCTTAGAGTTTGGAGGACCAGACGAAGCAAGACAAATTCTAGGATCGGGGGACTTAGCCGATGCTGTGGTTTGTGCGTTTTCACCTTCTAAAGATTCCAGGTTTGCAAACGGTCCACAAACGATCAAAGCACTAAACGTATCACCAAATCAGTCCGCAAGTGCAGTAGTACCAACAACTACATTAGGAATTACAAATACTGTAAAAGCAATAATACCAGGACCAAAAGGTAATCAGTTGCGGTTTAGGGTCTCAAATAACGGAACCATACTACAAGTAGCCGACAACGAAAACATTTTAACGTCTCAAACCCTAGAGGCAAACGACCTTAGAATTCAATACACTGGAAACGCAACTAATGCAACTTTAACTTTTGACGGAGATGTATTAAAAGTTACTCTATCGGGGACGGCCTCAACTGACTTAAGTAAAGATTTAGTAGTTGATATAAAAAGTTATGAGACTCTATCAGAATTAGTTTCCTATATCTCCAGTCAGATCGGGTATACTTCTGTATTACTTTCTCAACCAGATCGAAAAACGAATACGCTCGATCATATACTTATATCAGAAAACTTAGATGTAAAATCTACTTCTCAGACTTTAAAGTCCTTACTCTTTAGACAAGAGTCATTTTTTAATTCAAGCGGGCTTTTAGAAATCATATCCCAAGAAAAAAAACCTCTCTCTGATTTATCCGGTTTTGTGTATTTGTCAGGTGGAGTCACTGGAGCGGCAACGACTAAAAACTATTTAGATGCAATTGATACCGTATTTGATACAGAAGCAGCCAAAGGATTTTATGTAAACGTATGTACTTCCTTAGAACCGGTAAGACTTTATTTAGCGGATAAACTTTCAAACGGAAATTCTGCTGAAGGATCGGATGAAAGGTTTGGTGGTGCTGGACTTGACCTTGAAAAGTCAATTGAAGAAAGAATAGAGGATATAAAGTCTTTAAACTCGGAATATATGGTGGCGGGTTTTTCACCGCTTATCAGATACAAAGCCGACAGAATCAATTTAAGAACCTATCCTGGTTGGATGATTGCGGTTTTACACAACGCAATCAAAGCTTCCTCAAACGTAAGAGAAACAGCAACATTCAAAGATTTGAATATAGTTGACGCTCCTGAAATTTTAACCAAAACACAGATTAAAAAGGTATTACGCGCGGGTGGACTTGTAATCACCAAAAAACCGAATGCAGGCCCTTTTAAGATAGAGTTTGGACTCACAACCTATCAGTCTCAAAATTTAATCAGAAATCAGGCTTCTACCGTATGCACCGCTTTGGCGTTAGTTAAGGATTTAAGAGAATGGTTAAACGTTACCTTTACAGGCGAAGTGCCCACAGATCCGGATGCTCTCGGAACAAGTCTTACGGATGCGGATATACGTACGGCTGTAATACAAAGAATTCGTAATGTATATATAAGGCAATACGGATGGCTGACTAGAAATATATATACAGGTGAAGGTGCGTTTGATGAAAACTTTGAAATCCGTCGAGACGGTGACGTTATCTATTTTATTTTTCCTGACGGTAAGATTGTAACTCCGATCAACTATATGTTTTTCCTTTTGAACTTAGACGTCGTACGTGGCGCAAAGAGTGAGGTTTAGAATATGGCTAAAAGTTCAAGACCCAATCCTAAAGTTTTAACTGGGAATGACGCAATCGTTAAAATCAACGGTCTTACAGTCGGTTTTATGAAATCGATTCGAGTCAGTATCAATAACAACCAAGGAAGAATTCAAGCAATCGGAACAAGAAAACCAAAAGGATTAAAAAGTTTAGACTGGCAAGGTACCGCCTCGGGTGAATTTCATATCCTCACTTTGCCCGTAGAAGGAATAGTCAAAATAGATACGTATAACGACGAACACGCGGACGATCTTTATGACATACTCATCATAGAAAAAAGAAGCAGTAAAAGGGTAGGTATGCTTACGGGTGGAGTTAACACAGAAGGTTTTAGTATTTCAAATAACGAAATGAGTGGAAGAGAGATAGAATTCGAACTGGTGGACTGGGAACCTATGGAAGCATTTAATTAGAAAAATGGAATATTAAGTTCGCATAAGAGTTATAATAAAGCAAGGGCTACCTCTTACGAGATAGCCCCGCGCCCTACGCATTACCATAGGGGTGATATATTATTATTATCGTCGTAGTTGTTGTCGTGTCAAAGATAAAAGTTAGGATTTTTCTCACTTTTTAAATTCCGGTCCTTTTCTTTTTATTTGGTTTAAAATAATTAAACTTCCGATATAAAAATCTATTAGATTATTCTCATATATGAGAATATTAGAGCCGAACAAAAGAGTACTTTTAAACGTAAAATACGAAGGAATTAGTTATACTTTTGAATCAGACATTGCAGATCCTAGTTTAGAACTGGATATAGACATAGCCGTAGCTAAAAGACTGGGCGGTGCGTCTTTAGAATCAATTCCAAATTCAACATATGGTTATATTTTTGCGATTGTAACGCTCAACCACGTAATTAGAAAAATACCGGAGGAATTTCCCTTAGAGATAGAATCATTTGAAAAGATACGGGACAAGGAGTTTGTATTAAAACTCTTTAAAGAATATAAAAAGAAAGAGGACTCATTTTTAAGTGAGTTAAAAAAAAATAGGGACGATAGAATCTCTATCCGACGAAATGAACATCCTAGATCTGTATCTAATGAAGGAATTTCATATTCTACCGAAAGGGGTGAGACATCTAGGGAATCTATTTCCACAACAGAAACAGTTCATACTGGAAGCGATGTCGAGGATAGACTTTCAGAACCTACAACAAAAGTTAAAACTAAAATCCCAGAAAATACAGGTGGAGAGAATGAAACCGGAAGAGTTTCTAACGAATATAAGCCCGAATCTTTCGTCTATCCTGGAAGAAGAGGCAGGGTATACAAAAGAAATGCTTAAACTACAAGGGGAACAAAAAAGAAAAGAAATATTAGAAAAAATTGATAAAGAGTTGGATCTTTGAGTTCTGAATCTTTAGAAATAAAAGTACATGCTAGTGCTGATTTTAAGGACGTAGAAAAAGAATTTGAACGTGTATCCAAAAAAGCTAAAAAAACGTTCTCATTTTTGGGTAAGTTTGGAAAAGGCAAAGACGACAAAAACGAAGGTGGATCTAAAAGTACCAAAAATAATAGGCAAAAATATAAGTTAGAATCAGCATCCAAATACGCTGGAGGAAGTGCGTATGCTTCAAAAATAGGTGCAGACGGATCTGACTTAGACGAAACGGGACACGGTGGTTTTTTTAATACGTTAGATAAAAAAGTTTCAGCCGCAAAGGATCTATTCAATAAAAAAAAGAAAAAGAAAGGAGATGAAGAAAGTGAAAGCTCGGAAACTCTATTCAAAAAAGATTCAGTCAAACAATTCCAAATCCAAAAATCAGAAATAAAAATTCAAAACGCAACGATTCAAACTGGTAACTTTCCAGGAAGCGGGGGTGGGAAAGAACCACCTGGAGGGGATGAAGTCAAAGGAGACAATTACTCTAAGTTAGGTGCAGTTTTACCCTATATAGGGGCCGTGTTTGCTGTTGCGGGCGGGGTATTAAAAACAATTTCTTCTATCGGCGAACAGTATCATAGCGCCATGCAGTCACAGAGTCAGACAATTGGTGCGACAGGTAAATATGTAGGTGGGGGAGGAGGGTATTTTTCGAATTCGGAACTTGCACAAGCAAACGTAGTAAAGGGAAGAATAACGGGGGATGATATATTTAAAAAAGGTAATTTATTAGAATCGAATCTACTTCAATTTGCGGCTTCTCAAGGAAAAGGAATCACAGAAGTGGTAAAAGAATTAGAAACGATCCGTAAGGATTCTAAAAATGCGGATTTAGGATATTTAAGGGGTGGTGCGAAAGCGTCCGGTTTTAACGGACTTAGACAATCCGAATATATTACAAAACTTGCATCTATTGCAGAGAGCCTAAGAAATAAAGGATTTTCAGGAGATATTTCAGACTATTCAAATTTTGCAGCCGGTATCAAAAGAACGGACTCAATACAAATGAGCCCCTCAAGAAGAATGAGTTTGGCGGAAGAACTTTCGTCTAAGGGTAGAAATGGAGTGTTTGGAGGTGGAATTTTCGGTGCACTTTCGATGAGTGAGTCACTCAAAGCAAATGGAGGGGATCTTCTAAAATCAATTCGAGATTCAGAACTAAATCCAGGAAGATATATGTCTCGGGCAATGTCAGGTCTTGATTCGAATACAAGAGGACTTATTCACAAAATGGAAGGTGGAAGTTTTAGCGAGATGAGTTCTTTAAAATTCGGTTATGAAGGTTTTAGTAAAGATCATAGTTCGATTCATGCGGGTTACAACAAAGGATTAGAATTAGATAATAGAAAAAAAGAAACGTTTGCAACAGACATAGGGGCCGAAGCCGCTGAGGTTGGTTACAAACTCAATACTGCTATGATCGAAATATTTAAAGAAAATAAAGATATAATGCTTGGACTTACAAGATCGGTATCGGCTATAGAATCAAAACTCATACCGGTAGTATCCGGATCGATCAATACAATCGGGGACGGAATCACTACGTTATGTGAATTGGTTACCCCTTTGGTAAATTCAATTTCTAAATTGGTTTCTTTGACTTCCGGAAACGGAATGCTAATTAGAACAAAATAGTTAAACCGATATTTTATATATTCGTTAAATTGAATTCTATGGAAATCCATAGAATATTTTTTCAACTATTTCAAAGAAACGGCGTATCAATAGAAAGAGAAGTAGAGGATTTTGAAATCGAATACCAGGTGCAACAGCCTCAGAAATTAACAAAAGCGATCAGACAAACTGACAACCTAGTACAAATCCCGATTCCTTCCGGGATTACTTTTAGGTATGTTTTAATACTGGCTACATACCTTACAGATGACACAGCTCTAGGAGTTAGAAGAGGGGACCCGGCTCCGATTGTAATCCGTACAAATAGTTCCAACCAAGACCACGTTTTACCCCAAGGTTTTATCACTTGGAGCGGTGGACTAAATTCTTTAAGAGTGGCAACCCCCTATGACACGAATCAAATTTTAGTCGAAGTTTATCTAGGTTGAAACCTCTATTTCAGTTTTTATTAAAAGGAATTGGTTCTTTTGTTTTTTTAGGTAAAAATGGACCAATTTTAAAAGCGGTTTCTAACGGAATTGAGGTAAGACTTCCGGATAACTCAGGACTTACCAATTTAAAAACCGCGTCCCCAGTTGAAAGAGATGACGCTGTAAATTTAGAATGGGTTAAAAAAGAAGTATTAACAAATTGGAATACTCCAGTTCAAAATTTAGAAGAACTTCGAAAAATTCCCCAAAACGAAAGAAAAGACAAACAAATTAGACATGTAGAAGATGAACTTACATTCTATCAATTTGATAGAGACTCTTTGGCTGTAGTTCCGGATGGAATAGACATTTTAAGAACAATTCTTCCAAATGACTTAAACCCTTCACAACCTGGCAGATGGCTAAAAACCACAGCGAGAACGAATCTTCATTGCGAACTAATCGGACTTAGTTTTAACGATCATCCACAATACCAATTAAAAAACGAAAAAAATATTTCAGGTGGTTATCCAGGATTAAATCAAGATGGTGAACTTGAGATATTTTCCGATCAAGGAAGGATTAAAAACGTTTTAAAAAGTATCTCCAGTCAAAATAGAAATTATATTCTACCAGACAGTTCCGGAACAATTGCGTTAGACGAAACATTTGAGGGTGCAACTTTAGAATCTAACGGTAAAAAGGGATTGGTTCCTATTCCTCTAATTACGGACAGAGAAAAGTTTTTATCAGGTGATGGAAGTTGGAAAACAAACTTCGGTTCTTTAAAAAACTCAAACATTATAACAACACACTATACCGCATCAAAATACGAACGTGTATTGTGTGACGTTTCAAGTGGAAGTTTTAACGTTATTTTACCAATGAATCCAGCGGATGCAATTGTTATAGGAATCCTGGATGTATCCAATCAAGCGGGTACACATCCGATCACATTAAATAGAAATACTAAAAAAATAGAGAATTTAGAAGAAGACTGGCAACTGGATTTAGACGGTGGCTCTTATGAACTAGTATTTTCCAAGGAAAAGGAAAGTTGGTATTTTTTAAATATACCTTCCACACAAAATTTATCTTCTACAAACGGAATTGTTTCTGATTTTCCTCAATTTACGGAAAGTTCAATTGCACCTTCTGCAAACTCAGTAAGGTTATATCTAGAATCTAATCTTTTAAACGTATATCAGATGATTTCTCAAATAGGGACTATTGTTTTTGGAGTCGGGTTTTTAAATTCCGGAACTCAAATTCAAGTCTCATACTTTGAAACTTTAACCGATCATTTAGGAAATTGTAATCTATCCACGGGTCTTGTTAATAAAATCATTTCTGTGTTTGGTACGACAACGGACAATCAAGGTAAATGGTATTCTCCGATTTCTTTTTATTATGATAATAACGGTAATATTTCTTTTTCATTTGGGAGTTCGTATCCAAATCGAACGGTAAGAATTCGGGTAGAACACAAATGAAATCCTTTAAAAACGATTTTTTAAAAGAAAGTTCTGTTAAAAGTTATTTAGAAAATTTAATTTCTTTAGAATCAAATACTCGTACTAGTGAATTAAACTCCATAATCTCCACCCTATCCACTAAATTAAACATAAGCGAAAAAGGTACAAGTTTAGCAACTCTTGGAAGTGACGGTATTTTGGTACCGTCTCAAAGACCGGTACAAAACGTTTTTATCTTTAGACCTGGAGAATCCTCACCCACTCAAAACGTATTTAACAATTGGACAAACCTAATTACAAGTCTTCAATATTCAAAAGGTTTAAAATTCATACAGTTGGATGATTCTATTCAATCCATTACAATTCCTGTGGATTCTATAAACCTAAACGAATGTATTTTACTTCCAAGATTTAAAAAACAATCTCACTTAGTAGTAAACTTTGTTTCCGGTTTTAAATTTTTAGGTTTTCCTTTGGAAATAAAAGGGCTTCGTCTCAAATTTTCATCTCGTATTTTTGATAACACAAACACGAATACATTCTCTCTTACGGATTCTATTTTAGAATATACTTCCAATTTGGAAAGTTGTATTGATTTGGTTTCTGGAAGTTTAACTGTAATTTTAAAAAACTCCTCTATCCAGGGAACTAATAAGACAGTATTTTCAGTGAGAGGTAATTCTTTACAACTTTATGCAGTATCAGGGCTTTGTAATGTAGATTCTAATACGATTACAGGTTTAGCGGGTTCTATTCTAAATATAGTCAACCAAAACGCAAACTATTCAAATCTAAACTCTTTTGTCGGACCTCAAACAGGTTTTACGGGACAAAAAAATGAAATTGATCTAGGACATATCCTAGAAAAAACACTCATTCAAAAAGGTCAGATTTTAACAAAAGATTCACTTGGGAATTGGACTACAATTTCTACGGGTCTTGACAACGAATTTTTAGTCTTTGATTCCTTATCACCTACTGGTTATAGGATCACGAACATAAATTCATTTTTAAGTATTCCAGGAATGAAGTCCGTTGAATATCTAAGACAGAATTCACCAAATACAAATCTACTTCCTTCGGGGAATAGGACGTTAGACTGTTCCTTATCAAATCTTTTTAGAATCACTGGGGGAAATGGAACATTCACTATTTCTAATTTAGTGGAAAACCAAGTAGTCAATGTGATTTTAGAGTCAACCGGTTCTTCCTATACGATCACTTGGTCGGGCGGTACTTTTTATTGGCCAAATTCAACAGTACCTACACCTACTGTTACCGCTTTAAAAAAAGATTTCTATACGTTTATTAAAGTGGGTGGAAATATCTTTTCATCTTGTTTACTTTCTATGGGTTAGATGTTTTTACCGTTTGCACATTTTCAAAATCCGAAACTAAAACCGATTGTAGATCCAGGTTTTCCTTTAAATGGCGCAAACGGTGAAATTTACTCTATCATAAAATACGAAAATACAATTTTTGTAGCAGGAAATTTTACAAGTATTGGAGGGGTAAATAGAAACGGTTTAGCTGCTTTGGACTCAAAAACAGGTTCTGTTCTTTCTCTTTTTCAGGGTCAAAGTGGTGTTTATGGAATTAATTCTATGATCCTTATTAACAATATGCTCGTAATCGGTGGAAGTTTTACATCTGTTAACGGGATTCTTAGAAACGGTATTGCCGCGATAGACCCAAATACGGGAACCCTTCTTTCTTGGTATCCAAGTGGAGGAATTGGAGGTGTATCTCCTAACGTATTCGATTTTTGTATAAATGGAAATACTCTCTATCTTTGCGGAACTTTTACTTCAGTCGGCGGAGTTTCTAGAAATATGTTAGCAGCACTTGATGTGATAACCCTTACCGTTTTACCTTGGTATCCAAGGGATTACATAGTTGGTGGTTATCCCTATAGGCTTTTATTATCTAAAGATTTATCTAAAATATTTGTAGGTGGTAATTTTAATTCGATAGGTGGTTATTCTATTCCAAAAATAGCGGCACTGGACTCTAGTTCCGGCTATGTGATTTCTAGTTGGGGTTCTTCTAATGAGATTTATGGAGGAGCAAATCCGGGTGTCAAAGATATGATCCAAATCGGTAATACTCTTTATATCGGAGGGGTTTTTACTTTATTTTCTGGATATGGTCGTTTTGGTTTTGCATGTTTAAATGTTAATACGGGTGAACTTCTTAGTTCTTATCTCAATCAGTTCGGAGGTAGTTTTGTGAAACCGAATGTGATGAGTTTTGCAACTAAAAATAATAAACTCTATCTTGCAGGTCAATTTTACACTTTAAATTTCGAGTCTAGAATTTCTATTGCTTGTATTGATCCTAATTCTATGCAACTTCAATCCTATTATCCTCAAAACGGTCTTGGAAACGACACCTCCTATGTTCAAAGAGGATTTTTTCACGACAATGAAACTTGGTGGTTATACGGTAATTTCCAGACTGTAGGTGGAGTGGCCTGTAATAATCTAGTAAAACTCAATCTTTAAAATACTAGATCCGGATCTTTTTCTTCCTCTAATTCTTTATCAGAATATTCTAAATTAGGATCTTCATTATTTTGTCCTGTTTGTTTTATCATTTGTAAATTTTGTTGGAAAATAGGATTTAAAATAACAGCACCCGCCATTTTATACTCTTCTTCACTTACTCCGTAGAGATCGGCTAGGGTTTGAGCGATTGTAGGTTTATCTTGTTCTATTCGTAACTCATCGATTAATCTCCAGTTTGATACTTCGTCCTTGTTTTTATCTAACTGATCTTTTTCATCTTCTGGGTCTGTACCTACAAATTCACATACAATTCCCGAAAAATCCTCTCTTAATTGTCTGATTTTATTAAAACTCATTTCGAAGTATGTTAGTAAGGAAAAACAAGATCTATTCAAAGAAAATTTACTTTTTTCCACCTGATTAGATTCTCCAAATAAGGATGAACCGGTAAGTCTTAGACCTAATTCTGATTGATCCATACCGTGGGACATGATTACAAAAGATACACACCACTGCATGAGTTCTTTGAATACCATATCATTAGGAATATTTAATGGAGTCCATTTGATTTCACCTGCAGAAGTGCCAAGAATAGGTATGGTATGTGAATCATCGATTCCAGAAATCATTTCTCTATATTGTAACTGAATTGAATCTATAACTTCTTGTGTAGCATCCCCTACAAATGACATAAAGCCTGGGGGATGTTGTCTTGTGAACGTATCCCGATTAAATTTTAAAGATCTGATAACTCCAATTAAATCTAAGATACAAGCTTCTAAAGGAGAAAAGCCAAATCCTCTCATAGAAACGTCTGAAATATGATTTTTATGTAATAACAATATTTCATTTTCGTTAAATACTTCGACAACCCTATCATCAATGATTTGTACAAAAGAAATACTTTTGTCTCCCTTATATCCCTTATTTTTTTCCACCCTGAAAATTGTTGCAGGATCTACGTATTTAATTTCTACGAGTTTACCTAAAGAGTTATACACTAAATAAAACGAGATACTATCAAAGGTTAGAGTATCTCGTATCATCATTTCAAAAACCGATGAAAAATGATCTCGATTGATCCATCCTTCTACTAAATCCCCCATTTTATCAAAATACTGAGAACACTTTTTGATTTTTTCCTGAATTTCATCGGTAATTTCGTCGTCTTCGTTTTCTGTTCTAAACCAAAGCCCTTTGTTTTTATTTAGTTTTGCAAATTTACTCAACTCATCGATTCTTATCGTATGGATTGCAGAGATTAGACTTGTGCCGTAACTTGCGTTTCTTAATTGGGAGATAGGTATTCTCCAGGATGGTCTGAGTAACACACCGTCACGGATTTGATTTAACTGATCATAGTTATATACTGGTTTTCTACCTTCTATTTGTTCGGAATTGATCTGATTAAAAAATGATTTTGCTAAATGGATTAGGTGTTCGTTTACTTTTGTAGGTTGTATGTTTGTATTCGATTTTAAACGTATCGCCAAATTTTTTTCATAATTATCTCCCCTAGGTCGGCCTACTTTTTTTTCCATACCCTTACTTTTATTCAGGTATTTATGAATCGGTGAAAAATAATTTTAAATTATTATAAATTATTTAAAATAGGGTTTTAAATCATTTTACGAAATTTAAAAAACCTAATTTTTATCTTAAATAAATTTCATTATTTTTTTTCCGATATTTTATTTTTAGTTTTATATTCGTTTTGTGTCTCGTAAATCGATCACTCTACAAGATCTTAATAGAATCCGGTTTCAAAACCAATTCACCCTTTCGGGGAATTCTGTTTTAAATTCTACTGATAAACTCTATTTTATTACAGCCATCCACGCAAACGGTAACTGGTCGATGAACGTAAAAGGAAATAACTCAGATCCTAGTTTTAGAAATTATTCTAGAAAAGGAAATGGAGATACTCAGTTTTTTATTCCGGTTTGTGCAAACGAGATTAGTTTTTCTGGAGTGATTGAGTTTTCGGGTTTTTGGACAAATTCAAGTCTTACGTCTCACTAAAAATTATGTTTGGTAATTCTAATTCTTTAGTCAAAAAAAAGGTAGTCGTTCATGGTAAGTCAGGAGACTACATGGCCTATCGAAATACTAGGACAAACGAGGATATTAGGACTCCTCGTGAAAAAAAAATCGATCAAGCTAAACATGACAGAAATAAAATCACATATCAAAAAGAAATTTCAGAAAAAGAAAAGATAGAAATTAAACAAAGAGAAATCCGCCACAAAAAATTTGAGGAAGAAGTAAGAGAACAAAGAAAGTCCTACGGAAGCGGGCCACAACTTCCAAAACCTGGTCTGATCATGAGAGTTTACGCAAAAAACAAAGTAAACGTAGGTGGGATGCTTGCTAAGGTCAAAGAAGTCGCAAAAGACGGAAAAACCGTTATCTGTGAACTTGCTTCCGGAAAAACCTATTCTGTACCGATCGAACAATTACAAATCGCAAAATCAAAAATTTCCTCCGATATTTAATTATTTATTATATTCAATATATATAGTATGACTTACGGTTTTGACGGGGATTTAAACAAACAGTCAGAAGACTACGAATACCACGACCTTTGTGCAAAGATCTATCCTGAACTTGAAAAATCAAATTCACCTCTTCCCGGTTGGGGTTGTTTGATTCATCCGGATGAATTTCGTCGTATCATGTTTATTGGAAATGAACCACTTCTTACAACGCGAGGTACTCAGTTAGAGGATTTTCAGCTTAAAAATTGGGTGGACCAAACCGTTTTAGCATTTGGTCAAGAAATTGACTGGGATATTTATCCTAGGCTTTTTCGCGCAAGACCTCTACCGGGTCAAAAAGGTAGGATAGACCTAGAAACTAAAAACGGTAGAATAGAAGACTATGCGGAGTGGGACGATACTTATGACTTTGATCCTTCTAAAAGTGATAATTTTTTTCTTAAACTACGAAGAAAAAATATCTGTAGATTACACAGATGGGTTTTGACTTTTCCTTATAACGGTTCTACGATTTTAAACTTAACCGAAAAAGCAAACATCCAATTCAAAACTGGTATTTTAAGAGCTGTATATACTAAAGTGCCTTGGGGTAATATCGGCTTTTCTACTCAATCGGGTATCCAAGGTTATCGTTTTTTAAATCAAAATATTTCAAATCTTCCAGGTGCGTATCAAGTTGACTATACTACTGGTTATGATCACGCATCTAGGGTTCCCAGAGAATTAAAGGATCAAATTCTAAAATATTTTTTAATTAGTGTCCTTTCTTCCTATGGCGAAGGTATCATCGGAGGAATCTCTAACTATTCCACATCCGTAGGTGTTATTAGTGAATCTATCGGAACTTCGATGAGTGCTGAAAACTCAATTTTTGGTGCAAGAATCAAACAACTTACAAACGAATTAAACAACTGGTGGAAAAAAAGTAAAATTCGTTACACCGGAATCACTTTTGGTGCTTTAGGTTAATTAATTAGAGTTTCAATTTTATTACCCGATATTCTAACTTTAGTTTTATATTTTTTTTGTGCGATATGATACATTTGTTTTAGAGCTAATTGAACTTACCAAATCTAAATTTAAAAATTCTAAATACAAAATCGATTTTAATTTAGATCACATTTTGATCGGTGTCCGTGGTATTAGCGTTTTAGATAATAAGGTTTTTTTAAACAAGAACACTTTTGACCGTTTTAACGATCTACTTTTTAACATTTTTCCGGGTGGTTTGTCCTGGGGAAGTAGGGTAGTTACGATGGACCCAGGAAAGGTTTCTAAAGAAACACTTTTAAAATATGGAGTTTTAAAAGGAGAAGCCAGAACCGAAGAAGGTCTTTATTTGGTAGAACTTGGGAATCACAAAGGTCATGATGCATTAGTTCAAGCTTCTCCAATTTACTTTCGAAGAGATGAAAATAACGACCATATTTGGAACGATTTAGACCCTATCTTTTTAGATCAGGTAGGATTAAATATTCACGCCCGTAATTCAAATAGTGAATTGGTTGGTGTATCTTCTCTTGGTTGTACTGTGACCAAAGCTTCTTGGAATGATCCGGAGTGGATAGAACTCATTTCTATTTTTAAAGGAGTTGCACTATTAAAAAAGAAAAAGGATCAAAATTTCAAAGGATTTTGTTACGCGGTTTTAAATCAAGAATCAGTTAAGGATTTATTAATATAACTACTTTTATGAAAAAAAAACTTACAACAAAAGAAATTTTAGAAAAACATACGGATTCAAACGAAGAGAATAGTTTAGAAAATACGGTTATCGTTAAAAAAAGCCCCTTTCGAAAATCTAATCAGGCTTTTTTCTTAGGTTTATTTTTTTTACTACTGGGTCTTTTTCTTTTAAGATTTTTTCCGGATCAGAAAATTTCAGAAGGGTTTGGGGGAGTGAGTGTACACGGTCTTTTTTTAACCTCGGGTATTGTTCTCATGTCCTGGTTTAAATCGGGTGAGATCCTAAAATCATTAGGTGATTTTATTTCTAAAGCGCGTGGAGGTGGAAGCTCTTAATCCATTTTTAATCTAACATCTAAACGTAATCTTTTAAATTAAAATTTTATGAGGTTACATCATTGAAAAATTATCTAATTCGTTTTAAAAACTTTCTCACTAAACACAAATCATTCCTGATTTCAAGAATATTAGTTCTCATTCTTGTACTTTCTTTCTTTAAAATCAATAACCTTGAAATTCACCTTTCTCATAACGAGGAACACTTTGAAAAAGTATCTCCAGCAGATTATTCTAAGGACCGTTCTAAACTAGTCTGTTATGCAAGTCATATACCCAAGGAAATTCAAAACACCTGTGATTTTTTAGATTCTGAAAAAAAAGGAAAGTAAGAAATGAAACGTTTTCTTTTTCTTTATATTCTATTTCTATTTTCTAATTGTGCTTCTTTTGGTAGTGTTCCACTTGAGTCGAATTTCAATTCTTCTCGTGATACTGGTTGTTCCGAACTCAAAGGGCCTTCTTGGTTTTTATGTTTAGAAAAACTTCACGCAACTTGGCAAAAAATTGAATCTTCCCAAGCGACAGTTACCATTCTTTCAAAAGAAAGGGAAGGGGAGTATTTACGTCTTAAAAAAAGAATCTGTTGGTCTGAGTTTTTTTGTCGTGATTTCGAGGAAGTCACTTACTCTCCTACTTTTTTTCAGAAGTTAAAAGTCACTCTTTCCACAATTTTAATTTCTGTGTGTATCGGTTTTCTAATCGGAATTTCTTTTTAAATTGGATATTCGACTCTATAACAGGGATTGTTTTAAAGTCCTTCCTAAAATAAAAGACAAATCGGTTCATTTGATTTTTTCGGATCTTCCCTACGGTAAAACCGATTGTAAATGGGACAAAGTTTTATCTTTAGAAAATCTTTGGAAAGAATACAATCGAATTCTAATAGATAACGGAGTCGTAATTTTTACAGGTAATCAACCTTTTACGACTCAAATCATTCAAAGTAATCCGAAACTTTTTAGATACGAACTCATTTGGTACAAGACTAAAGCTACAGGTTTTATGTCTGCTAAAATTATGCCGAATCGTTCCCACGAAAATATACTCGTTTTTTACAAAAGACTTCCTACTTACAATCCTCAAAAATATTGTATCGATCCAAAGTTCCAAGTAAAGGGTAAAAGATCACTTCAAACGATAAAATTTATTAATATCAGTGGTAAGAAAACTTTAAACTATCAATATTTAGATGAAGGTACTAGATACCCCGATTCCGTTCTTTGTTTTCCAAGCGATTCAAATAAAGGAATGCACCCGACTCAAAAACCTCTTTCTTTACTAAATTTTCTTATCCTTTCTTATACGAATGAATTCGATACGGTTTTAGACCACTGTATGGGTTCGGGTACAACAGGTGTTGCTTGCGTTAAGTCTAATAGGAGGTTTATAGGGATTGAAAAAGACAAAGGTTATTTTGATCTTTCTAAATCTAGAATCTCTAAGGCTATGAAAGAAAAAGAAGAAAATCTATTTTCGGATATAGCCTTATCTTCCTAATCAAAACATCCTTATGTTTACTTTACAAATATTGAAACTCATCCTTTTATATACTACGTTCGGTAGTATAGTAGGTTGGTGTTTTTTTGGGTTACTTGCTTTGATTATTTTTCTTTTAATTGATTGAGAGTAGGGGTTTTAGGTTTTTTTTACGAAGTGGTTATTGTCATAACATTAAACATTTCAGAACTTACAGGGAAGGTGTATAACGGTATTCGATCTTGAGACGAAAAAGAAACAATCAACTGTTAAATTTTGTATTTTTCTATCTCCTCCTTCGAATATCTAAAATATATTTTTATATTCTAATTATAAAATAAAATTCCCCCTGAATTGTTTAATGGCTATCTACTGTATTTATTATTGTTATACATCAGGTAATTTCTATATGAAAGTCTTTATGAAAATGAGATCCAATTCATTATAAAATTATAAATATCTTCCAGAATTTTCATACTAAATTTCTGAGTCTTTTCAATTAGGCACTTGAATTATTAAGCTGTTTAATTGCATTCTCTTTTTATTAAAAATGAGAAACTCTTAATTTGAAATTTAAAGACAATTAATAAGTTACAATTTGGTACATTTTTCAATACGAAGAATGCATTTATTAAATGAAAACGCCATCGGTTTTTGTTTTAGAAAGAGAAATATATCCATATATAATAGATTAACTACTTTAGATATTTTAATCTATATTCAAAAATTCATATCTCAAAATATATTCCATTTTTTTTCATTTAAGAGATCGAATTTAAGTTTTATGAATGAACCAATAAACTTTGAATATAAATTAATTAAATCTTTTTCGACAGTACCCGGATTTTTTCTGTAAAACAACTCTATATCAGCTATCAAATCTCTTAATTCATTGTAATTTTGACAAGCTTCTATATATATTTCTGTTTTTAAGAATTTTTCTAAATTCAAAGATATAATGGAAAATATGTTACTAATTACCTTTAGGTCTATTTGAATTCTTCTACCATTTTCTACATCCAAAGAATTATCACCTAATATCACTTTAATCTTTTCGAATAGATTTTCTATTCTATTTTCAAAATCTTTCGCAACAGAGAACATTAACTCTCTTTTTTTAATATCTAGATTTGCATTTTTAGTAATAAATCTAGCTACGACAAAAACAGATAATAGATAAAAGAAAGGGTATAATTCTTTGATTAATGTTGCAACGATCATAAGCTTCGGATAATAAAAATGAAAATACAAATATTATTCCTTTTTAGCTTTATTAATAATTTCTTTAATTCTTTCTTGCAAACTTTCATCTTGATTGGAAATTATTTTAATTTTTCCTTTTACTAAGTCTATTCCATATTTACGAACTAGCCCTCCAAAACATTCTTCCAAAAATGATGACGGGTATCCCCATGTATCATCCATATCTATTTCAATCGTCTTTATATTTGAATCGTTTAAAATTGGCTCCAAAAAGTCTTCTCTAAACTCTTCACCTGATTTTGGACCATCAATTCTATATCTGTGTCCAACAACATCGGTAAAATCTTTTGCTATTTTTATTTTCGTAATCATTATAACTGAATCTCCCAAGTTAGCATTGTTCCATAAATTTTAGACGAAAGTTTTGTCGGGAGCATCTTTTTGACGTCCACAAAACCAAAATTGGAAATAATGTGAAATTCGGCAATATGCTTATTAGTTGCTATATGACGTATCTCAGGCAAGCCAAACCCACGGTATTTTTTTCTAGTTTCTGATCTAAATTCACCTTTTAAAGCAGAAATTATGTAATCAACATCAGAATGGTTTCTAAAGAATTCAAAAAAGTAATCAAAAATACGCTCTTTCAGTTTTTTAGCAATAGTTTCTGAAATTCCTAAACCATTATCCAAAACATAAAATCGTAGCCTTTTTTCTTTTTCTACATATTCTACCATTAACCACCAATATCGTCTTAATTTATTTTTCGAATAAGCATGTTGTGCAATATTTCCTGTAGCTTCATTCAAAGAGCGATAAATATCATTTATTAAAAAGTCGTTTAATGATTTATAATTTTTACTCTTTCTAAGAGAAAATTGAATTGCCTCTTGTAGTGTTTTTGGTTCTACAAGAAGCCCGCGCCTTATTGCAAAAAAATTCTGATTTACAGATATAAAATGCGCATTGGATTTTACATACTTATAAAATCCTGATGCTTCTAAATACTTTCTTGCATCATTATCCAAAGGCACGTTACCTCCAATCGAACCAATATAATGAGCACCTCTATTTTTTTCAGTAATAGATAACAAATATAAAATAGCGTCACCTGTGATAATAGAAATATTAGATAAATTTAAATATGTATTATTCCCTTTGTTTACTGATTTTTCAACTTTATGAAAAAATATTACAGTCTCTTCTAAATTTTTAAGAAAGCTCAAAATCTTCGGGGCGACGATATTCACTTTCGTAAAATGTTTTATATTTTTATATTTCTTTAATGAACGAGATTTTTTTTGACGTTTAAACGCCTTTCGACTTCTCTTACTTAAAAGTCTTTTCCATCGAAATCCTTTTCTATATTTTTTCATATTTTGCTAAATAGCCGTCTATATTTCTAATAACTTATAATGTGAAAAAATACTTATATATAATATACGAATATTATAATTCCTTAGATTTATTTCAACTCAAAATATCTTAAGAAATAGAGTTGGAGCTTTCGTTCAAAGAAGATAATTATTGGCTCTAAAATGCCTTCAATATGACTTTGTTTAAAATTTAATCACAAGAAAAAAATCAGAATTCCCATCCATAATTAATTCAAATAGATTTCTATACCATTCGGTAGAGACAATAACAATAAATTTGTGATAGAACTCTGAGTCTAATAATGAATATTTATAATATAACAGTTAATCTATCTATAGAATATTCGTAGTATCGTATATTTATTATTATTTTGAAATACTATGATGATGTATTATAACTTTAAGTGAACCAGTATTATTATCTAAATCAGTGTCATTGATACGACATTCAGGATAACCACCTAAAGTAAATTGATATTCACCTAATGAAAAAAGAAAATCTTGCTTTGTATTGATTCTACAAATTAGTTGTCCGTGATTTAATGTATCGTAAAGACGATAATCCCCCCATTCTGAAGGATTTTCTTTTTGACCTAATGCACCAAACGAATGCCTATTGTTTGTCATTGACCAATCGCCCTCTGCTTCGAGTATAACTAACGAATTAGGTTCAATATAGGTATTTAATAATTGCCATTCTTTTCTTGCCTGAATGACTCCTGTGTATTCTTTTTTATTATTCGGATAATCATCATATAGTTTTAGTATATAAGGGGTTACAGCAATGACTGAAGTGGCAACAGACAAAATTTTTCCATCGGCAATATTGACAATTCTTGCATCAAATCGGATTGTATTATTTCGTTTCTGAATAATACCTAAAACTAAAAGTTCAGCCCCTGACAACTTAATACTTTCTATAGTATTTTCATCAGCTAAGCCAATTTTTCCATAAGAGATTTCATCTAAGATACTATCAATTCTTTGTCTTTCTACAAGATCAAATATTTGAGGTTGGAACATTTCATTTTGCAAAGCATTCGCTAAATATATTCCTAATTTAGGTGTAACAGAGAAATATTTAGATTGAGATTTATCTATATCATTCCTAACGAAAGATGCAATAGCCAAAGGTTTTTTTATACTCTTTTGATAATTTGATAATAGTTGTTCTTTTAAATCTCTTGCAGCTTTATCAAGTTCATCTAGATGAACTGGTTCATTTGGTTTGCGAATCGAATTATTACACGCATATATAATTAGGATAATTAGAAAAAATTTTTTCATAATTCTCTTAAACAGTTTTTCTAAATATGCGAATATCGTAAAACTGTGAAAATATTTCAATAAATATTTTTATATTCAGGGCATAAAGTAAACAAATTATTCTATAGTTTAATATTTAAATTTATAAACTATTTAAAATCTTTATATATTTTAGTGGAGTAGGGTTTCTAATTAAGAATAAAGTAATTTGTAGTGACTTCGTAAATATCTTTCTACAGCCTACGATTTTACCTTTTCAATTTATTTTATCGTAGAATTTTCTATAAATTATAGCTTCACTTACATAATTCTCCATTTTCTAACTTTATGAAAAGATTATAGTATTATATAATACAAAACTAAAAAGGCATTTCTTCTATAGTAACATCTAACGAAAGTTCATATTCAAAATTCCCTTCTGATGTTACCAAACGAAGCACTGTTCGACCTGTCTCTCGATAGGAATCATTTAATTCATCGCAGCCAAATGCATATCCAAGTATTCTTTTCGTTTTGAAAATTAACTTTGCTAAAGAATTTTTAAGTAATTTCCTTACTGGTGGTGTTAAGAAATGTCTAGATTTAAATCCAGGCAAATCTGAATTCGTTGAAGGGTATTTTTTATTATCTTGAAAAAGAATCCATTCTGCTCTGGAATAAAAGTAAATTGCTTCAATATCTACAGATGCAGAATTTGATTCATTTAATAAATCAATTTTTATTATAATATCATCTTCTGCAATATACCTTGACCTATCCAATCTTCCGAATATTGATTTTAGAATAATTTTACTTGAGTGTATATTAATAATTTCATTTTTAGTCCATTTAATTTCTTCAATTAAACTTTCTCTTAATTTTTGAATAGAATCACCATAAATAATATTTCTTCGGTGTTTGATACGGTTTTTGGTCACTGTTTGGGTTTGGGTATTTTCTTAATATAAATAGGAAATACATGGGAATTAAAAAAACAAAGAGTATTTCGATTTTGCTAAATCTAGAATTCCTAAAGCCAAGAGAGAAAAAGTATAAAATATATTTTCGGATCTTGCATTATCTTCCTAATCAAAACGTCCTTTATTTAATTTATAATATACCAAATACTTTATTTTCTAACGTTTTAACAATTTTTTGTAATTGTGTACATTTCATATAAATCAATTCTGTCATTTCAATAAATTTAACTTAAATGAAAGAAACATTTACAGAATATCATAAATATTGGATTTATAAGAAGTTTTTTCATTTTTTTAAAAATGACGCATGTTTCAAATATTTCCAAACAGATTTATTGTTAATAAATTTCTATGATTTTCTTCTTTCATCTGCTTCATTTGATAATTTCATTGATAAATTAAAAACTTCTGAAATTGATTCCCCCCTTTCTTTACCTAGAAAAGAGTCCGTTATTAACAATCAAAAAAAACAATTAAACTATGAATATCCAAGACTTAGTTTTCAAGTAGAATCACTCATTGATTGTTGGGAAGAAATTTGTTATATTCAAAAAAAATTTTCAAAGGAAAATCTAGACGATTTACTCCGAAATGAAGTCGAATTTTCTTTATCTGAAAATGATGAATTCATAATACCAAAATCATCAAAGAAGAGAACATGTTTTGGTAATAAACCAAATTACTTTGTACGCTATAGAAGAGAATCTTTAGAAAATTTTACTATCTTTTCTCATGAGAGGAATCTAGGTTTACCTCTTCAAATCAATTTTCAAAGAGAGTATAATTTATTTGATTTGAACATTACCAATAGATGTAAAGAAATTTTAAAAAAGAACGAAAATAAACTCCTTTTTATTCAGACCGACTTACAAGCATTTTATCATAAACTAAGTCCTGCTTTCTTGATTGAATTTTTTGAAAAATCCCCAGTACTTCGTAATTCAAATATTTTGAAATGGATTAAAATCCTTTATCAAACTCATGACTTTGAGGGTTTACCTATCGGCTGGATTCTCAGTGGATTTATTGCAAATATTATATTACTTGATTTAAATAAAATTTTAAACGATAAGATTCCTTTAGAATTAAAGAAACAATCTGAGATAAAATTAAGTGGCTTCTCAATCAATAATTTAAAAATTTATAGTTATGTAGATGATTTTGTAATTTTACTACCAATAAATAGCCATGAGACTGAATATTTTCCAAAGATTAAAAATTTTATTTTAGAAAGTTGTAATCGAATTTTAAATGAACGATATGGAACCTACATATTGTTTCATGATCCAAAACATAACCCTTTAAAATGTAAGTCTTTTTTGATAGATCACTTTTCCCTTTCTAAACTTAAAAGAAACTTCCATGATATGAAATTAAGTATACCACCGGAAATTGAATTTGGTTTTGAAGTAAATGAACTTATGACTGTACATGATCCGGAATTAACGACTAATGAACGAAATCAATTCAGCGTCGGCCTAACAGCAGCTAAAAGGTCTCTTGCGAAAGGTGACGAAATTAGCACAGAGAATATAAAAGAGCTATTAGAAAACATGCTGAATAAAATTAAAAATACTGAGGGTAAATATATTCAAAGAGTTTTTGGTATATTAACATTAATAGTTGAGAGAGAAAATAAAGGTATAAAATTCACAAATCCAAAACCTGGAAAAATAAAAAAACACGTCTATACATGTATCAATTCTATATTTGACATTTTAAAAAACAAAGAGAATCATCCAATTAGTGAATGGGCCGTTTTTCTAATAAGTTTTGCACGATTTATTTTCCATACAAATGGGAATGTAGAGATATTTAAAAAATATTATACGACTATAAAATCTAAAACTCTTAAAAAAACTTCAAAAGAAGTTAATTTATATTTAGATTTGATAATTTTAGAAATAAAACTTTTAAGCCAAAAAAACAATAAAATATTTAAAATTAAAAAAAGTCCATTTTCTTCTAAAAATGTATTTTTAAACAATTTAAAAAGTAATTATACTCTAATCCTTAATAAAAGGGAGGGTAAAAGTCTACATAATAGTAATTTAAGTAAAAGAGGAATTCGTTCCATTGAAATATTAATACTATTAAATGCAATGTATTTCAGAATATTTTCAAATTATATTCCTAATGATAATTTAAAAAATGAGTTTCTTAGAGATATTGAATTTTATAAAAATAATAAAAAACAAATTGGATTATTTTTAACACATTCATTATTTACGATTTTTGAGCATTGTGGTGATACGAAATGTATTGAATTAGTTTCAAAATTAAAAGAGAATCTCAAAAATATAAAAGGTGTATCTGCGGTTCAATTTATAAACGTTCTTTCAAAAAATCTCAAATATTTTAAAAATTATAGTCGATCAAATGAATTAAAACGATTCAACGAACAATTAAATTTATACGAGAGTCTCGTTAAAAAAGAAAAGTTCAGTATTCCTTTAGCTCAAATGTATCAAAGAAAAGAGGTTATATCCTTCTATTTAGCTATTACTTATTTATTTATTTGTTCTAAATTAAATGAAGTTATAACTTTTTTATCACATTCATTATTACCTATTGAAGGACAGCAGTGGATGCCTTGGAGATCAACTACACTTTCATTTCAAATTGTCGGAGATAAGTCACTAAGATTACTTGAAATTGCATATAACTTGAAAATTGGAACTTATCGGAATGAGGAAATTTCACAATTAGAATATAATAAACTATACAAAAAAATTAGACTATTCATTAACGACATTAAAAAAAATGAATTTAGTAATTCGTTTTCTATTACAGACGTAGATTTCAAACATTTAATTCCTTTATACTCGAATACCAAAAAAGAATTTAAAATTACAATTGCACCAATTTCTTATGATTTAAATGATTTTTTAAATGAAAATACCTTGGATTTTAAAAATGAAGATGTTAAGAAAACTCTAAAGTTAAAAATAGATGGGGCAGTAGAAGAAGCGATTACTCGTAAATCTTCTCTACTCGTTATACCTGAAATGACTTTACCTACTCAATATTTAAATTATTTCTTAACTAAAGTCGCTCTAAATGACATTATATTAGTTGCAGGATTGGAATATTTTAATGATGGAAATGAAGCCCAAAATATAACTATAATTTCTATTCCAGTGAATAAATTTCTAAATCCTCTTGGTAGAAATTATATAGTATTTAACCAAGTTAAAAATTTTCCTATGGCAGAAGAAAAAGAAGCTCTAATTGTTTCTAAATTAGAATATAGATCAAATAATAATATATATATATTTAAAACAAATGATTGGTGTAATTTTAGTGTTTTAACTTGTTCTGATTTTCTTTCTTTAACTCTACGCTGTAGTCTTCAAAAAAAAATACAGACTCTTATTGTTCCGGCGCAAAATTATGATAATAATACTTATGAGTCATTAGCTAATTCATGTATTCGTGACCTTCATTGTATTGCAGTTATTTGTAACAACGGTTCCTTATCTAAAAGTTTTACACTTGCTCCATTTTATAAAAATGAACAACGTACAGTATTTGAACATGCTGGTTTATCTTATCCGGAATTCCATACTTTTAATATTGATCCTAAAGAAATAAAATTTGTTCAAGAAAATGGTAAAGGGGATAAACCTTTTAGAACTGGAAAAAATAAAAAACCAAATACCAGCGATTATAATAAAAAAGAATCTGATATTTTAGTTAAATATAAACAATTACCTCCAGACTGGGATTATTTTTAAATATATAGATTATGATTATATTAGGATTAGATTTTGAAACAAATGGATTAGATCCAAACAAATGTGACATTTTAGAATTTGGTGCTGTGCTTTGGGACCTAAAAAAATCAAAACCATTATGTATTTCTTCAGACTTTATTTTACCGAGTTCTACACATTTTGAAATTGAAGAAGATATTAAAATTTTAACAGGAATTGAAGAAGAAGACCTATATTCTTTCGGAATTCCAATAGAATCCGCTTCAATTAAAATATCAGAAATGACAGATAAAGCAACATGTATAGTTACTCATTTTGGTATTGAGTTTGATAGGATTATTTATGAGAGGTTAATGAATTTAAGGAAGCATAATAATAAAGAAGTTCTTTGGATAGATACGGGATATGATATAGCCTATCCTAAAAATATTCGAACTAGGAAATTAAATTATTTATCTTTTGAACATGGATTAATGCCTTTTCAAAGTCATAGGGCTTTATTTGACGTTTTAACTATGTTGAATATACTGAGTAAATATAATATTGATGAAATAATACAATTTGCTCAAACACCACTTTTAAGAGTAACCGCATATTTGGATTTTGATAGAAAAGACTTAGCAATTAAATCAGGTTTTCACTGGAATAAAGAAAATAAATTATGGGTTAAAGTTACACGTGAAGGAATGTTAAAAAAAGAAAATTTAGATTTTAAAGTAGAAAAAGAAATTATTTATCAATATACCTAAAATAAAATTTCGATTTTATTTTTGACAAACTTAAGTCTCAACATACAGAGGATGAAAAAATTCTTTAGCTACTATCTTATTTTTGATAATATATACCTTCTGTTTTCTTTTTTAAAATCTATAGTTACTTTATCAGTAAATTTATTTAATAGCTCATCTTCAATAGTCTCGTCTTTATAAAATACTTTTATTAAAGCTTCCGTATTATCATCATAACTATCGTTATTGTAAAGGATAAAACTTTTTGAAACATTGTTAATTTCTCGAATATAACCGATAGCTAAATTGTTTTCCCAGTCGACATTTGCATTTTTGGGTATAGAAGTTGGGACAATAGTATTTATTGTTTTCCTTATTTCTGAATTTAATATAATTGGTTTTTCTATATAGTTCATTTCTAATATAGTTTCAAAATCACTTTCGCCAATAATAGGAGTTAAGCTTCTTATAGATCTCAAAATTGACTCTCTTTTAGTTTTTCCTTTTACTATTTTTTCTACTTCAATTATAGCCTTGCTCTCTGTTTCATTTAAAGCTTGACAAAGTTCTGAAAGTATAGTAGAAGTTTCTACTTTATTAAATTTTTCATCTAAATAATTGTCTTCACTATATTCAAAACAAAGTATTGTACTCCCTCTTAATATATTTGATAAGTACAAATTTGTTTTAGGATTTATTGTTTTCACAGCTCTATTGAGGCCCGAAATATATGAACTTGCATTCATTGCTGGGATAAATATTTCATGAATTCCATTACTAGATGAAATTGTAAACGGATAAGCCAAAGATCGCAGCTTATTCAAGCTTAATTTATCTTCTATATATTTATATAAAAGATCAAAACGACTAAGATACATTTTAATTTCTAAGATATATGATTCATCTTCAATCAAATCTTTTCTTTTTTGAGACATTCTACTCATAAGAGAATGAACTTCTTCGATCGCTCGTTGAAGATTATCTGCGGTCATAAGATCACCTCTTTAAAATCTATTAATATTAGACCTGTTATTGAATAGGGCTCACCTTGATCACTTCCTAATTGTAATATTTCAGCTTTGTCATTTTTAAAAATCTCGGACTCAATCGTTTGCTTTGTTGGATTAATAGTTATGACCGCTTGTGGTTCTAATAGTCTAAAGTAACGAGAGAATTTTTCACCTTTTAGATTACAAATATTATAACTCAACCTACTATTTGGTTGAGTTTTTATATCATAAATTAAAATGAATTTCATTAACGAAGTTGCCGGATCATTTTTTGTGAATTCACCGTCAATTAATAAAAAAACAGGAGTACTGGGAATTGCTCTCAATTTATTAGAGAATTCTACGAGTAGTTTTATTATTTCAGCTTTTATTTTACTATGTTTTTCATAGAATTCCCTAAAATCTTTAAACGAAATCTTACGAATTCTAGGAGGGTTAGTAAGAAGCTTACTAAATTCATTAAAATCTTTTTCTGTTAACATTTGAGTTTAATTTTAAATATTGACAACTTAATGAATTCCTTGGAATATACGTATATCATAATGCTATTATATTTAGTCAATATAAATATTTACTAAAATTTGTCCCAAATATTATTCCAGCTTCCGATAATCACGTTTATGTCCCGTCACGATGAAACTGGGGAAGAGGGTATCCATACGTTCTTCAATTCTTCGTGCGGCCGAACACAATTGAACACATCCTTTACAAAAAAGAAACGTAAACAAGTAACTACATTCAATGAATTAGGATAGGATTTTTATATTGCAACACTTTTCCTGTGAATGTATCGATTACTCTAAGTGCCGTTTTGTGAAATATAATTTTTACATAATTTGTTTACTGAAATTACAATTACATAATTCGTCTTTCTGACTCTTTTTTTAGGGACGACTAATTATAATAAAAGATCTATACATTCGACAGTTTCAAAATCTTTGCGTATTATAATTTATAAATATTTTACAAATGTGCTTATGAGTTATATTGTAGTAAAATTTGATGGAGTGATGATGACAAAGTCGTTTAATGTAAATTTAATATTTATCCAAAAATAGAATTACGTCTAAGGAAAAAAACAATATGAAATTAGTATTTACTACACTTACAACTGGTCAAGCCGAGTTTAGCAGCCGTGAAGATGTAGGTGATGATATAATTGATCTTTTGAAACCACTCATAAAATCTAACGAATTCGAAATTCCCTTTGCGGATGGATATATGTGCGTTATTGACAATACGCTATTCCGTATAAATTACAAAAATACACTCTTAATTCAGTGCGGGGTTTGTACAAACAGTACTGATTCAAAAAAAATTTGGGATGAATTATCAAAATCTAACGAAATACATGTTAACGCTGCACCGAAAGCGTCTATGCCAGCTCACACGCCGTGGCTTGGTGTAGTTACATGTCCAACTCTCATAAGACACGTCTCAATATTTTCATGGGTTGCAGATTTCGAAAAATGCGTTGCATGGACTATCTACGAAATTAAAAAAGAAAACGAACAACTTATATAAGATTTTCTTTGATTACATAGTTGTAACTGTATTATTATGAGTAATTATTTTTCGTTCTTTATCAATTCGGAAGGAAATTTTTTAGAGTAAGAGTAAACCCCACAACTGTGGGGAATATTTTTTGAGTTAATAACTAACTTTTTAAATTAGTCTATTGATTCAACCCCACAAGTGTAGGGAATGTACTATAAAATACTAACTACTCTATAAAGCGTCAAACAAATTTTGCAATAATAACATAAAAAATTTACTTTTTTTGAATTGTAATATCAAATATCTTAACTTCCAATAATCGTTTCATGTCAAGTCACGAGGAAATGATTTTAGATAATTAATCTAAAGACCCGATTCCCGTAGTTTAAATTATTGTAATAACTGCTGAATACGATCCGCGGCGATGAATAATTTATCAATTCGTAAACGACCCTTTTTTAGGTATTCTCTGTAGTGATTTTCAGGCCAATCTAAGTGCTCACAAATCGTTTGAATCGAAAATTTCCCTTCCGCGCGCGCAAAAATACTCTGCGCGACATTTCTATTTTTTTCCAATATATCTAAATTTTTCCCAATACTTTTCGCGGCATCGAATAGTTCTGATTTTGTTTTCCTAATTCCCATTATCGTCTCCAGTATTTTTAAATTTGATCACGATTTTAAGATTTCTCATTTACGTCTAAAAATTAGTTAAATTATGTATCACTTTTGTTTCTTCCAGATTTTTTTAAATTTGGGAGAAAAGCAACATCAGACCACCTATTTCTGTTTCATAGTTATATAAAAGAAATATGATATTAACTTCAAATAATAACCCATAACAAAATTAGCCTTTACGAACAAATTCTATTTCTTTGGTTGATGGATTACTCATAAATATTATTAGATCGTACATTCCATTTTCGTATGGATATAATTTGCGTTCAGATTAGTTCGTTCTTCCTGATAAATAAGGATCACCCACTTTTATAATAATCCCCTATAATTTCTTTATCCAGTCTAATCAATTAATTCTATTATGTAAAATTATATTTCAAATTATTTCCTCTTTTGGTCTCGCAAGAGACTCTTAAATTCTATAAACAAAAAGCTTAATTTAAATTAAGCATTCAGGCATCCGAAATATAAAAATAGATATTAATATTCATTTTTTATTTCCTTGATTTGTTTCAATCCACTTCCTTTATATTTCATCTAACATAATATATATATTTTACTTAATTCATATAATAGATTTATTAGAATTTTGTCTTGATTGAGTGCTAAATCCTCTAATACAAGTTTTAACCTATTACGACTTTAGGTAATTAATACACTTGAAGGAAGATTTATGTTAGGTTTTTATAAAATAAAACTAAAGGTGCATTTTCAGAAAGGGAACAGATTAGATATTTTTTTAAATATTAATCACTTTGAATAGATAAATAATTTATTTATTCTTTCAATTGGATTACCGAATACAAGAATAATAAATTTTTACTGTGGGTTTATAAAAATAGGTGAAAGCCATTGTAAAGTCAATCGTCGATTTTCTCCACTTCCGACCCAATAATGGTGCCAGTGAGATCTTCTAATGTGGGGACTTTTTGAATTTTCTTTAATTTCTTCTTTTATATTTCTATTATGTAATCGTAAACTTTGACTAAAATTTTTTCCGACTTCCCAAATAGTTATATTCGAATTAGGTTCAAGACTAATTCCAACTTCCATTTTTTCTTTCGTTCTTTTTTTATATTCCGTATAAGGATAATTTCCCGTTATTTCCGAATTTTCTGAGTTTATATATAATATTAAAGGAATTATCTTTTTAAAATACTCTAAAAATAGATCATTAGAAGTATCTAAAAAATGGAAAATTCTATTAGTTATGTTTCCAAAATATTTTGTTTTAATTTGATCTGTAGTAAATTTTAAAGACTCTTCTATACTGCAATTATCTTTTAGTAAAAGCTTTAATAGATAAGGTGGTTTATCTTCAAAGTCCAGTAATATACGTAGCTCGTCTACCCCGTCAATTGAATCTAAAAATACAAAAAAACCTTTACAGTCCTTTATTTCTTGGTTAGATAATTCTATGTATATTGACCAATATGGTAGTAATTTTAAAGCTTCACATGGAATATTTTCAGGTAGTTCTGAATTTGTTAGCTCTTCTATTAATTCGTTCGTAAATTTATAAATTGATTTTGACAAACTCCACGGCACTATTGCAGCCATCTGCTGAAGTAGATTCATTTTAACTAAAAATTTTGGATCTAATTTTGGTTTTCCTTCAAATAGAATTGGAAAATAGGCCCCGAGTGGAGCAAACACATATTGATTCCATTCGTTTTTAAGCTCTAAAGAAATTTTTAAAACATCTTTATAATGCGGTATCAACGTAAATAATTCATCGGTAAGTTGTTCGGGTCTGGACTTAATTCTTTTTCTGTCTTTTCTTTTGAGTGTTTTTTTTATATTTTGCATTAGATTACGTGTTTCTATATATGAAATATAAATCATTGATATATATCTTTGTTAATTTTCGGAAGAAAATTGAAATATAAGATATAAATAAATTTAATAAATACTATTCATTTTATAGCTTAATAAATTCCTAAATTAGGATATTGACAAATCCAAATATTAAAAGATTTCTAAAATTCTATCGGGAATATAAAACTCAGTTATTAATTTATTTCGATTGATTGTCTTATATATTATTCATTTGTCATTTTAAACCCTATACTACCTCGATTCTTTTGATATTCAGGAAATTTAAGGTATAATTTAAACCCCTAAAAATTGTCTTAATTTCGTCCGAAACGGCTATTTAAGCCATTTTATTGGGTTTATTTATATTTATCCTTAGTATAGGTTTTTTATTTTGTACTATTTTAATTTAGGAATATTATAAATTTTACATAGACAATAGTAAACATACAATTTTTAATATTGATCATAATTTTTGGACATTTTCTAGGAATTCTAAAAAAGGTTTAGACCTTATTTTGGGTAAAACGTTGAACTTTTTAACCTATTTGTTCTTTCTTCATTCACAGTTTTTTCTATTAATTTTTCTAATGCTTCAAGTCTTTTGAGCAACCTTTCTTTTTCGTTAAGTAAAGCGAAGATTCTGGAAATGCAGCTTCGAAGAACTCCTCGGCGTAAGGGAATCGGAATGTTGTGGAAGTGAACGACGGAACGCGAGAGATCCTATCAGATCATTGGTCCCACAACCGATGAAATTTTTGGTATAAGTTCATAGGACGAAATCTAAAAAGAAGTCGTATTACCTTTGATGGTTAGGACAACACAACCTAATCAAGGAAGAAGACTGTCGGAAAGCCGTTTGCGGGAAAACAGCACGTACGGTTTGATGTGGCAGGAGATGGAAACCAGACTCTTAACATGAGTTCAGGCACCATCTCCTGACCCTGCTCCCGTAGTTTATAAATTTATTCTAAATCAGGATAAAGCGTAGATTTAATTTCTAACGACAACTTTTCAGCCCCAGTAAGTGTTTCACGATCTAATACACTCATAATCCTCGTATCAGAACACTTTTTAAAACCCGCCTCTCTCAACCTTCTCGATAGTCCCGCGTATCCAAATTCATTAACTGCTTTTTGAATATTTTTTAAATAGAATTTTGTTAAGGCATCTTTAATAAGTCGAGCCTCTTTGAATGATTTAATTTTCACCGAATCGTCCAATTTTAGAATCTGAGATTTGACCGACATCTTAAATTAATATAAAATAAGAGACAATCATTTATTATCACTTTTAACATTTTAAAATTGGACTCTATTGAAAGAATTTTTTAAATGCAATTAATATTTTTGGATTTCCTTTTTGATTTATTTTTTTCTGGAACTCAATACCCGGCACTTCTCGCTATTATTTTATTGATTCGTTCGAGTAAATCTTCCCGCTTTATTGTTAAGTGTAAGTTCTCATTTGCATGTATCAAAAAGAACATATATGGAGAATCAAACGACTCCCGAACTTTTTTGAACCAAGTTATTTGAGAACGAAGCTTGATGTAATAGAGTCCGCATATTCCGGAGGCTTCTTTCCATTCAAAATATAAACTTTAGAAATAGAATCGAAAAGTTCCTGAAGATCTGTTAGGATCTGATCCCGGTGACTTACTATTCCGGGATCGATCTTCTTTTGTAAATTTCTGTTGTATCTTCAGTTATTATCTTCTTAGCATACAACTATTTTAAAATTTGCGTTTTCAGTGAGCATTAGAACAGCTTGCGCCGCTTTTATTGCTTCCTGTTTTTTAAGAACACAAGAAAGATAAACGATTTTACCTAACTCAGGGAATCTAATTTTAGATACATATTCACTATGATAGGACTTAGGGCTCTTACATCGAGAAACTTTTGGTAAAAGCCTTTCTGATTTTTTCTTTTCCATTCTTTTGTTATACGAGGCATTAATCGCTTCCAAAGTAGCTTTAACTTTTGGGAATAATTCATGCGTTTCATAAACATTGAAACGATCCATCTCAAAATAGTCTGTCATTATATCTGTCCGGTTTACGACTTGAAACTGTTCACGAATTTCCTTCGGGAAATAATTTTTTAGACTGTAGATCTGGATGCATTCTCTTCCTTCCATATCTTTGTATTTTTGATAAGACGCTTTATATTGTACACCGTTTACTTTTGGACCTCTTTGAGTAAATTTAATCATTTTTCCTCCATGGTTTCAGACCGTTTGTAAATTCAGTATAAATAATCCTCGCAAATTTGCAAGGATTATTTTAATAATTTATGAGAAATTTTTATAATTTAATAATAGATTGAAAGAAAGTAAGTATGCTTAAATAATTTATGAAATAAACATAATGGTTGTCATATGAAAACCATTATGTTATACTTTAATTATATTAGTAAATTTATACTTCGGAAGTATTAGTTTAGGAAGATTTTTTTCGGAAGAAAAAAAGGAAATAGTCTGGAAACAGTTATGTGCTGATCGTGGAAAAGAGTTTTCAGAAATATAATTCGGAAGTTCCGAATTTCTTTATCACAATCCAAAAAATGAAAAATATTCTTTTCAAGTTATATTGAATAAACTAGAAAAGAAATTTCTTTTGTAAATTTGTAAGACTCTAAAAAGATAAGTTTAAAGAATCTTTTAATATTTAAAATTAGATCCACTTATTTACTTGATTTTTTGTATTTTCATATAAACAAATTTTATAAATAATATGGATTAAACTTTCAATTTTAGAGATACTTCTACTATTTTGAAGGATTTAATTTTTCAAAAGGTTAATCTACGAGAATTTAAATATTCTACGGTTATAAATTTATAGAATCAAGATAAGTTTGTTTGATCAAATAAGTTAAATTTTTTTTGTTTTTTAGAGTTTCATTGATCGATTGTTTTGTATTTAACTCAATACTACCTCGATTCTTTTGATATTCAGGAAATTTAAGGAAATTTCAGGTATAATTTAAACCCCTAAAAATTGTCTTAATTTCGTCCGAAACGGCTATTTGAGCCATTTTATTGGGTTTATTTATATTTATCCTTAGTATAGGTTTTTTATTTTGTACTATTTTAATTTAGGAATATTATAAATTTTACATAGACAATAGTAAACATACAATTTTTAATATTGATCATAATTTTTGGACATTTTCTAGGAATTCTAAAAAAGGTTTAGACCTTATTTTGGGTAAAACGTTAAACTTTTTAACTTATTTGTTCTTTCGTCATTCACAGTTTTTATAGAGTTTTTTCTATTAATTTTTCTAATTCTTCAAGTCTTTTGAGCAACCTTTCTTTTTCGTTAAGTAAATCCACTTTAGAGAGATAAAAGAATTTTTCTTCACTTGGAATACTTTCTAAAAGTTCAAACCTATCATCTATTTGATCCAATAGTAGTTTTGGGAAATTTTCTATTATAAACACAGAATTCTTTTCGATTCTCGTACTCAAATGTTTTGAGTTTCCAGCATAATCAATTGACCCCGTAATCATTTTTACGGTTTTGCCAAGTTTTACTGTATTATTATATGCCCTTGCAATTTCTCTTCCCTTGAGAGTAACCCCTCCTTTGTCGTATGATATAATGTTATCTTTTGCTAGAATTTTGATGTTTACGAATTCAGTTAAACTTTCCCCATCTTCTCCATATACGTTCCGTAATACATTTTTTAATTCTTCATGGTCTTTTAATTTAAAAGACCATGACTTTTCGATTGGTTCCCACTTTCCATTTAAGTTTTTGGCTTTTTCTATAAACTCAGTATTATAATCAACAAACACTCTTATCTGATCGTCTTTTATGATTGTCTTTATCATTTCTATTAAATACCTAATAACCTATATTCTATTCTTTTTAATTTATAGTTTTTTATTTTAGTCTTCTTCCTTTATTTCTATTGGTAAATTAAATAAATGTTCCTCGATTAAGTACGAAACTTCTTTTGCGTCTTCTGTCAAAATCCATTTTTCGTTTTCGTACAGATGTCCATTTTGTAATCTTTCAAAAAATGGCCTTAGTTCGTCTTTTGCTTCTTCAATTGTTTGGTCCGACACATTCGACGGTATTCTATATCTAAGAGTTTTGTTTGTATAAACGTTCATTGGCATAGAATTTTTTTCTTCTGAAATTCTATCGATGGAAATTTCGCCATTTGAACTTACCGTTAAATAAGTTTTTTGTTCTAGATGGGTTTGCATTTCTTTTGTCCTCATATTTCAGGTGTTATTGTTGGGTAGTAGATAACGTAGTCTTTTTAAGACGTCAATACTAAAATTATGACTACCACCCAAAAATATAGTATTTTTTACTATACGTTTATAGGTATTACTTTTAGATATTCACCGCGTTTTTTATATTTCACATTTATTATTATCTAATGTTTATCGCCTAATCTTTGAATTTCATGTATTACTAATTATTCATCTTATGGCGATTAGATAATTATTTGACAGTCATATTATAAGATAATAAATATCTAATTCATATTTTTATACTATAGGAAATATTCTGAATATTAATTTTTTTATTAAATTATTAATGATTCTTGACTGTAATTTTAGTTAATGATTCATATATTTTAAACTCTTCGGTTTTCTTGGTAGTTCATTCGGAGAGTTTTCAAGGGTTCAATAGCTATCCCTATAACGTTCAGTAGGGAGCTTCTAAAAATAAAATGCGTAGTTTTGGTTAAACTACGTAAATACGCTAATTCTATAATTAATATAAATGGTATTTAATTTATAGAATTAGCGGTCTTGATTCCATTTTACCCTACGGTAATTATACGTAGGGTTTATTTTTATGAGATTTAATTTTTCGACAAAGCCTTTGTCAAGGTATCATATTAATTTAAAAGTAAACTTAATTTTAGAAACAATTACATTTCCTTACTTAATCTTTTATTAATATTTGTATATTTTTTATTAAATTCTTTATTGTTTTTAGTAATTTCCTGAATCTTTTTACCGATAGTTATAATAGTCTTCATACCCAGGATGTTAATCTTCTTGGGTAGATTTATTTATTCTTCATTTCAAGCCTCGTTCAACTGAGGCTATTTTTTAATGTAAATCATTCACAGACAATTTCATATTTTTGGAATCTTTGTTTTGTTTTTTAATATGAATTTGTTAAAACAGTAGCTCTTGTTCAAGTTCCGGATAATAGTATTTGTATCGATTTGGCTTATAAGGATCATTCTCCAGTTTTACCGTATACGCATCCATTTCAGAGTCCGGATAGATCTTAAAAATACTTTTGATTTCTCCAATTTGATTTATGTCCGGATCAATCCATTTTGTTTCTTTTTCTTTTGGTAAAATTAAAGGCATCCTATATTTACTATTATGGATTTGCCTCATAAGCGGGTTTGCTTCTGTTGTTAATATAGCAAAAGTATAATGTGTTTTTTGGGTTTGTGGATCGGTCCATATATCAAAAATTCCAGCCAGTGAAAACACTTCTTCTTTTTTTAAGAAAATTCGGTAGGGGTATTTTTTCTTTCTGATTTCCTGATATTCAAAAAATCCTGTAGAGGGAACAAGACATCTATGTTTTAAAATCGCTTCTTTGAACGATTTTTTCTCTGTAATAGTTTCTGTTCTCACATTTAGGTTATTATTTTGATATTTTAAAGCATCCTCTAATGTTTTTGTCCAGTAAGGGATTAGTCCCCACTGAAAATTTTGGAATTGATTCTGACTTTGATTTGTAATGACTGGACGCGGGTTATGGTTAAATCCGTTTTCGTGGTATATTGGCTTATATTCTTGGATCGTAAATTTTGCGTTATATCGATTTTCTAATTTTTGAGAGTCTTCGGTCAGTGAATTATGATAACACATTGATTATATCCTCCCATCGTGTCGTATATCGAGGTGACAATCTTTCTTGTCTTAGTGTCCATGAGTTCTTTTTATTTGTGACGGCGTATTTTACTTTTTCTTTTCCGAACTTTTCGTTTATTTGATCTATACTCTCATTGAGTCTTTTTACTTTTTCTCTTCTTACATGATCAAATAGGTCCGGTTGATAATTTTCTTCGTTTGTTATTTTGTCTAAAATGACTCCCGCTTTTTTGTATTTTAGCTTTGGTTTATAGATTTGTCTGAGTCCTTGTAGACAGTAATGTATGATTTCAGGGGTGCTTTGTGTTGGTACGGGTAGTTTTATTTCTATATGTTTTAAATACTTTTCTTCCTTTTCTGCAAATGGATTTGTATGTATAAATATTCTTATTAAACTTGTATATCCGTTTTGTTTTCTGAGTTTATACGCGGCCCTACTGGCAAATGTCGCTACGATTGATTCTAGGATTTCTAACTCAGTTTGAGTTTGTGAAAAGGATCTAGCGATTGAGATAGTTTTTTTATTTTTTATATCCTTTTCTAAATCTAATGCTTGGTAACCTTTTAGTTCGTATTGTAGTCTTGCACCTACTACAGTTAAATGTTTTCTGACCCAGTAAGGATTTAATTTTATGAAGTCATATGCTGTTTGTACATTGATTTTTTTTAGTAATTTTTCATAACTTCTTCCAATTCCCCATACGTCCTTGATTTCAACATTTTTTAAAGCTTGTTCTCTCTCTTCTTTATCTTTGATTATATATATGTTTTCTTTACTTTTTTTAGCGAGTTGGCTCGATATTTTGGCTAACGATTTTGTTTCCCCTATCCCTATACTAACAGGGATTCCTATATTTCTATTTATCTCTTTTTTGATCTTTTTGGCTATTTTGGATAATTCTTCTTTTGTGTTTTGAGATAGTTTTAAAAAAGCCTCGTCAATAGAATAGATCTCAATTTGGTCCGAGTATCTTTCTAATTCTTTCATAATTCTTTTCGATATATCTCCGTAAAGTGCGTAATTTGAGGAAAATACTTCTATTTTATTTTCTTCAAAGTACTCCTTCCTTTTAAATGCAGGTTCTCCCATTTTGATACCTAAATTTTTTGCCTCCTTACTCCTTGAGATTATACATCCGTCGTTATTACTTAATACTACGACAGGTTTATTCTTTAGTTCTGGTCGAAACAGCCTTTCACAAGAACAGTAAAAAGAATTACAATCCACGAGTGCGAACATTTCTAACTTTATGGATCGTCCACGTTACTGTTCCCCAGATTTCAAATTCATTTTCTTTTTTTATCTCTATGGTTTTATACTTTGAATTAGATGATTCTAATTCTATTTTTTTACCTTTTATTTTTAAGGTTTTGATTACAAATACCCCGTCTATCGTACATACGACTATATTTCCGTTTTGTGGTTTGATGGATTTATCGATCACAATTATATCTTGATCTTTAATCCCCTCTTCTTCCATTGATTTACCTTTTACTCTTCCGAAAAAGGTTGAATTTGGATTTTGTATTACGAGAGACGTTATATCTAATACCGTTTCTAAATACTCTTCTGCTGGTGAAGGAAATCCGGCTTTGATCGGGTATATATACAAATACTTTGTTTTTGGGTTTTTCTTTCCCCGTTTTTGCATCCTACAAATCTAAACCCGTTTTCTACGTTAGTCAATTTGTAAGGAAATTTTTTATTTACTAAGTTCTAAATGCTTTTGCGTTAGTTTTTATTAATTTTATCAAATTACCTTTTTTAAAATTGAGGCAACATATACGGATTATCACAACCTAAGTTATAACTTAAAGGTCGAAATAAAGATAAATTTATTGAAATTTGGTTATAATATGACATAATTATATTATGTCACTTACCTTGCAAAAAACAAAATCAGTAAATAAATTCCATGTTATTCGCTTGATAGGTTTGGAAAATCAAGATGAACTAAATCACATAAAAAAATTTGCCAGTGATATTTTTAATAACTTCGGATATACAAAATCTTTATATACCGCTGTAGACATGGATCCTTGGTCTATTTGGTTTTATGTCCGCGAGGGCTCAGAAATTTTAGCTGCAATGCGAATTGTAGAAAAAAAACCTAATAATCTAATACCTTTGGAATTAGGAATTATTAAAGACAGCGACCCTATTCAAAGGTATGCAGTTGTCGGAAAAAAAATTGCAGATTGGAATTCTGTAAGTTTTGAACATTCAAAAAAAGGTTGTTGGGCTGCTTTAGCCACTTTTCAAGCAGCAGCTCAGTATTGTATTGATCAAAATTTTGATATGGTTTACGGATTTTATCACAAAAAAGTAAGCTCTATCGTTAAATTATATACTTCTATAGGGGCAACTCCTTCTAATAAATACGTAAAAGAAGTCTATTTTCCTGAAAGTTACCACAACGGTGAACTCGTATATCTTACTCCTATAGAAATAAACAAAGACGCTTTACAAAAAATTAGGACAAGAATATGGTGACTCGAAATCGTTCGTGTCACAAATATGTCATTGCTTTTTATTCTTTTAACTTCGACTCTGATATTCGGTTTAGGATATTACATAAATAAACTCAATAATCCATTTATTGAAGTAAGACGAAATTTTTTTTACTTAACTGTTTCCGTTGGATTATGGACTTTTTTTTCGGGATGTAGACATTACCTACCATATAGTTTAAGACTTTATGCACCAAATTGGATTTTGATTTCAGCTATTCTTGCCCCATATTTTTTATCGAAACTAGTCAATAAACTTATCGAAGAAAATTACAAACCTACTCATTTACGAAAAACTTTAGAAATTTGTCTAATTTCGTATTTAATCCTTTCAGCATTTTTCTTTAAATTAATAAAAATCACAGATATTAATACTTTAAAACATGAACCTCTATTAGCTTATCATATATTAATCATTTATTCTATTATCTGTATTTGTGAAAGTATATTTAAACTTGTAAAATACTTAATTGTATATGATGGAATGGTTCGAGTGCGATTAAGTCTAATGTTATTCGGAATCTTTTTTGCATTCTTAATTATCATTCCATTAGTTTGGATTTTACCATTCTTTGGAATATACCTTGGGTCTTATGCTTCTATTGGCACTATGATTTGTATAGCTTTCTGGGGAGTAGCGATTCTTCACTATGATGCATTTCAAACTAGACAAGAAATCTTTACAGGAAAACATGTTCCGTTACTAAATAGGATTACTTTAAATCCAATTCTCAAATTATATTCTATCTTAGATCCCGAAGAATTTGAGACTAGAAGATTAAATGCAAACTCGATCCTTGCCAAAGAAGTTTTGGACACTGCTTACCATTGGTTTTTTAAAGCTAACATACCATTACAAGCAACTGCGAGAAAAATTGCTATTAAATATGATAAATATTTAAAGTAGTAATTACCTATTTTTTAATTTTGGACTCAGATAATTTGTAAATTCGATTGATTAAGTCCATAACTATTTTCTGATCTTCATTCTGTAACTTTACGAACTTTTCCATTATTTCGGCTATACCGGAAATTTTTAAGATATTTCGAATAATTGACTTTTCTTTATCATTTATAGATTCTTCAAACCAAAACACTCCCTTACCTTCCATGATCCAAATTGCAGAAACGTTTGTTTTTAACTGAAAAAGTTCTGCATACGTCCAAGTAAGTTCAGTTCCCCCGTTTAATAACCTGGAAGCGTTCGACGGATGGATCTTTAAAATTTCAGCTAACCCTTTTCTGTTTATTTTTAGGATATTACATGCTTCTTGCAATCTTTCGTATTTTTCCATATTTTTTATCGTGCGAATCGCAATTTTTAATTGACTTTCGTGCGTATTGCTTTAGTCGTTTTATTTGAATTCTTATCAAAGCAAACTACTCAACTGAGAAGGATTCGATCAAGCTAAATCTCACAGTCTTTTGAATAAAGGTACTTATGGCAATTCTTTAGGTATGATCTTAAAGGATCGAATTTTAAAAACTTTAGGTTTTTTCCATTCTATTGGATTGCCATATTCAAATCTTAAATAGGAATCATCATGATTATCAATTATTTTAATATAAAACCCTTAAACTTCACAGAATCCGAGTTAGACGAATTCTCAAGATACATAGGCTTACCCCTCTATAACGAAGACAAAGAAGCTATTCTAAAATACAATAGTTTTCGAAAGGCTTTAGCAATCATAAATAAACATAGCTTCTATGCCCTCAATTACTTTCCAGATAATCCTGAAAGTAAATAGGAGATTCGTTTAAAACAAAATTAAATCAAATTTTTTTATAGAATTGTTATGAATACAATCGGAA